CCTCTGCATTCCGTCGTCGTTGCGTTCGCTGCGGTATGGACGTCCGGCGGGTCCATCACCAACATGACCGACTCCCAGGGTCACACCTGGACGTCGATCCTCAACCAGTACGCGATGCGCGCGTACTACACCGTCATCAGCGCAGAAACAGCTGCGATGACCGTGACGGCCACGGCTGCGACGAACCCCGGGCTCGGTCTTGACGTCTACGTCCTGACCGGAGTCAACCTCTCCAGCATCATTGGGGGGTCGTACACGACCTGGGCGACTAGCTCTGACCACCGGCTCAGCCTCACGGTCGGTGCCATCGGCAGCAAGATCATGTACTCCACGGTTACGTCTGACACGCTGACGCTGACGACCGTAGCCCCCCTGACGATCCTCGGTAACCACTCCCTGACCTCGACGAATGTCGGTCGGTTCGCTGTCTCGGCGGGAGACTCGACTGCGACCGGCACCCTGAACACCGGGGCGACGGGCAGCGCCTCATTCACCCACTCGAAGATGGTCTTCGAGGTCAAGGCCCGTACTGTCGCGACCGGCTCTGCTGCGGCTGACTTCTCTCTCGGGGCAACAGCCTCCGGAAGTGCAACGGTCCCTCCGACCTACGGAACTGCCTCTGCTGACTTCTCCCTCGGGGCTACTGCCTCCGGCGCAGGGAAGCTCTCCGGGTCTGCCAGTGCATCGCTCTCCCTGGGGGCCACTGCCTCGGGGTCAGCGACTCTCCCGACCGTCTACGGCTCTGCTCTCGCGGGCCTCACCCTTGGGGCTACGGCGTCCGGGGCTGGATCACTGGCTGGCGCTGCCTCCACTTCCCTTGCTCTCTCGGCTACTGCCTCCGGATCGGCCACTCTGCGGGGAACTGCCGAGGCCGCTCTCCAGCTCGGAGCGACTGCCTCGGGTTCTGGATCTCTCTCGGGTACAGCTCTTGCACCACTGACCTTCGGGGCCACAGCGTCCGGCCACGAGGTGGTCAAGGGCTCTGCTACCGCTGCGCTGACTCTCGGCGCCACAGCCTCGGGGTCTGGCTCTTCCTCCGGCTCTGCACTCGCAGCCCTCTCGCTCACAGCGACAGCGCAGGGGTCTGGGAAGGTCTCTGGGCAGGCGTCTGCGGGGCTGACCCTCGCCGCGACAGCGTCCGGGTCCAGCGCTCTCACGGGGAGTGCGTCGGCTGACCTCGTGCTGACGGCCACCGGGTCCGGCTCAGGGCAGCGGACAGGTTCGGCCTCGGCAGATCTCACGCTCGACGCTCAGGCAGCCGGAGAGATCGAGCAGTACGGGCAGGCCCAGGCAGCGCTGGCGCTGGGTGCCGTCGCCTCCGGATCTGGTGCGGCTTCGGGCTCTGCGTCTGCCTCCCTGACACTGACGGCTACAGCCGTGGGTGCAAGCGCGGGGGATGGGTCGGCCTCTGCTGACCTCTCGCTGACCGCTACGGCTTCGGGATCTGGCACCCTGTACGCGACGTCGGCTCTGGCCGAGCTCGTCCTTGGGGCGGCTGCGGGCGGTCGAGAGGTCATCGTCGGCAGTGCCTTGGCAGCGCTGACGGCGGCGGCTACGGCGTCTGGTTCGGGGTCCGTGCTGGGCAGTGGCCTGGCCCAGCTCGGCCTCTCCTCGTCGGCCTCCGGATCGTCCTCTCTGGCAGGGACCGCCACCGCCGACCTGTTGCTCACGGCGACAGCCTCAGGTGAGAGCGCTGGTCTCGGGCGGGCCACGGCAGATCTCTCCCTCTCAGCGACAGCCACCGGGTCTGGGTCCCTCGCAGGATCAGCGACAGCAGATCTCACCCTTGTCGCGACAGCCTCCGGTCAACAGCCGGACGTCGGCTCAGGGTCGGCAGACCTCACCCTCTCGGCGACGGCATCGGGCTCGGGGAGCCTGACGGGAACGGCGTCGGCTGGCCTCTCCCTCACGGCTCAGGCGTCCGGAGCGTCTGGCCTGCTCGGTACGGCGACGGCCGACCTGTCGATGAGTGCGACAGCTCAAGGGTCGGCCGTTCTCCGGGGACACGCGGTCGCCCCCCTTGCCCTGACTGCCACAGCCCAGGGGTCTGCGGACCTGGAAGGATCTGCCAGCGCTTCCCTGACGATGGGTGCGTCGGCCTCTGGCCGGGGAGTCGTCACCGGTAGAGCCGAATCCTCCCTGTCGATGCTGGCGACTGCTGTCGGCGTCATCGGCCGTTCCGGTCAGGCCACTGCTCCGCTGTCGCTGGAGGCCACAGCAGTCGGGGTCATCTCCGCGTACGGGGTGGCTCTCGCTGCCCTGGAGCTACTCGCCCAGGCGTCGGGAGAAGTCGATCAGTACGGGTCCGGGTCTGCGTCGCTCTCTCTCACAGCGACAGCCTCCGGCAGTCCGTACATCCCGGGGCTGGCTGAGGCTCTGCTCGTCCTGGAAGCGACAGCCTCCGGTGAGATCTTCACCCCGGATTTCTGCTGGCCTGGGATCATCGACGTCGAGGCGTCAGGCCCCTTGCTCGATGTCGTCTCCGCGGGCCCCCTGCTCGACCTCGCGTCCACCGGCCCACTTCTCGACATCACCCCAGGAGGGTCGTGCTGATGCTGACCGTGAAAGAGGGCGACACGCACGACGTGACGTTCACGTTGACGGATCGAGTGACAGGCGATCCTGTCTCGCTCACCGGAGTCACAGCCACGATGCTGGTCAGCTCCCGCGCAGGGGTCGTCACCGAGCTGGACGTGACGGTTGTCGGGGACCCCGCGCTGGGAGTGCTCACCCATGGGCTGACGGGGACTCTCGCCCCCGGCACCTACAGTGGAGTGATCAAGTTGGAGAAGGACGGGATTCAGACCACAGCTCCGACAGAGTCACTGGAGCTGATCAAGGTCACTCCGAACCTCGAAGTCCCCGCCACTCCGTAGGAAGGATGTCCGTCATGGCCGGACCCTGTAACTGGCCAGCCGCGTACATCGGCTGTCCCTCCACTGCGGCACTTGATCAGCTCGATCCGACAGACCGAGCAATGATCGAGGAGATGGCCGTCGAGCTGTTGTGGCGGTGGACGAATCGCGCGTTCGGTGTCTGCTCGATCGTCGCTCGACCGCAGAGGACGTGCTACCAGTCCTCGTTCTGGGGATGGGGTCCGTACTCCGGAGGGTCCATGTCGTGGCACTCCAGCCCGGTCTCTCAGTGGGTTCTCTCCGGCGGAGACGTGTCGGCATTCGTCGCATGTGGGACGTGCGGGGCTATCGGCACGTGCACATGCACGGGCATGACCTCCGTGAAGTTGCCGGGACCTGTCGTGAGCGTCAGCGCTGTCACGATCGACGGAGTGGACTTCCCCGAGGTGAACTGGTCTCTGGACAACGGCCGGTTGCTGCGTCTCGACGGTTCGAGTTGGCCGGCAACTCAGAACCTCGAACTACCTGATACCGAAGTCGGCACCTGGTCAGTGTCGTACTCGATCGGCCACCCTGTTCCTGTCGGCGGGCAGATCGCTGCAGGGGTGTTCGCGCTGGAGCTGGCGAAGGCACTGTGTGGAGACTCTGGGTGTCAGCTCCCTCAGCGGGTCCGGTCGATCACCCGCCAGGGGATCTCGATGGCCGTGCTCGACGGGTTTGACGACCTGGACAAGGGTCGAACGGGCATCTACCTCGTGGACTCCTGGGTCTCGTCGATCGTCAACCCGCCGATGCCCAGTTCCGTCCGGAGCGTCGATCTCCCGGCTACGATCTTGCGTCATCCACCTGTGACGACGTGAGGACCTCATGACGCTCCCAGACCTGCTCCAGGCCATCCTCAATGCCGCTCAGGCAGGGATCACTCCGACCCCCGAACGAGCGTTCGTTCAGCCGGGGACCGAAGTTGCCTGGGACGACTGTTGCGACGGGCAGCTGGCTCTCCGGCTGATTCACCTGGAGCCGGTTTCGGCGGGCAGCTCGTCATCTGCGTGTGCTCCCGCCGGCTGGAAGGCTCACCTCGGGCTGGGCCTGATCCGCTGTGTGGCGTCTCTCGACGATGCAGGGAATCCTCCGACGTCGGACCAGCTGACGGCTGACGCGATCGACGTCCTGACAGACGCGAGCGTGCTGGAGCAGGTCTTGACGTGCACGGTCTCAGGTCTCGTCGATCGGCTAACGCTCGTGAACTACCTCCCGCTGGGGCCGAGCGGAGGTTGCGCCGGAGGAGAGTGGACCTTCCGAGTCGTGTTCATCGCCACCCCATGCGGGTGCTGAAGGAGGAACGTCATGGCACGCAGCAACCCGGTCGAGAAGCCTCAGGCAGACACCGTCACTGTCCTGATCCTCAAGACGTGCCCTCAAGGTCGTCCTGGTGACGTCATCCGGGTGACTTCGGCAGAACTTCAGAAGCTCTCTCGATATGTCGATACAGGCGTTCTCCGTCCACAGCCGGTCGTCTCATCCGGTCAGAACGGCAACGGCGGAGGGAAGCCGAACGGCAACGGTGGAGGGAAGCCGGAGAAGCCTCTGAAGACCAGGCACGTCCCGACTCGCGAAGAGTTCCATGCAGCGAAGATCGCAGCGTCGAAGGCTGGGGGGAAGCCGACAGCAGACGAAGAGTCTGAGCAGATCAGGATCAACGACCTGAAGGGGGACGACAACGGTGTTCACGTCCAGATCGACAACCAGACTGCGGCTACGGCAGACACTTCACGGGGAGATCGTCAGGATCTCTGACGACGCAGCACACCGAGCAGCGCGTGTCACACAGAACCGCGCCAGGCAGGCTGCTCGTGACAAGGGGCTACAGCGGACAGGTCGGATGATTGCCAGCATCGGGAATCAGCGGAGGGGGCCGGCGGGCCTGATCACGACGTACGAGGTCGGATCTCCGCTCAAGATCGTCGACTGGCAGGAGGACGGAGTTGGTCCGATCTTCCCCCGGAAGGCGAAGGCGCTGAGGTTCCAGCCACGTGGGAAAAGCTTCTACGTCTTCTGCATGAGCACGAAGGGAATCCCCGCTCACCACTTCATGCGGTCGGCGTACAACGCTCTCTCGGTGCGGGACTTCCTGCCGGAACCTGGAGAGCACCTACAGTGAGATCATGACCGACACAACGGGGCCAGGTGAGTCGGCAGAGCCGACCGACACCGAGAGCCTGCATCCGGATATCGCTGAGATTCTTCAGCACTTCGCGTACGCCCACCTACCTGCATATCTCCAGGCTGTCTCTCGGAGATTCTCCGAACTGGCCTGGTGGATGGCGTCCTACACCCCGTACAACCAGGAAGTCCTTCAGGGACTTCGGAACCTCCTGACGGCCAAGGACTGCGCTGTCAGGGCACGGCGCGTGACCTACCTGAAGGAGAAGGGTCTCAATGGCTGAGCACCTGATTTCTGAGGAAGAGGCAGAAGAGCAGGACTTCCACCCCATTCCTGCTGTGGTCGCAGCAGGTGCCCCGATCGGGGTCGCGACACGCCCGGCTCAGCCTCCGGTCGTGGAGCTTCAGCCCCCTGCTCCGGAGAGTGCAGAGCCTCCACTGATAGATCTCGCACCCCCGGGATCTCCAGCCGCCGCTCGGATGACAACCTCCGAACCGGCGCTGGTCTTCGGCGATCGGAAGAGCAAGCAGCGGAAGCCGGTTCTCGTCGAGCTGGTCAGCGTGAGGTACTGGGTCGTTCCGCCGAAGATCCGTTCGGCACTGAAGATGTTCGAGCAGCTCCAGAAGGTCGACGAGAGCAAGCCTGCCGAGATGTTCGAGCAGATCGACGCGATCGTTCGTCGACTGTTCCGAGGCAGTGGCGACGAGATCATCTCTCGCATGGAGGACGACGACGACGACCTGGACCTGGAGCACATCACCGAGCTGATCAAGGCGCTCATGGCTCGGGCGGGCGGCGGGGACCCTACTGGGTAGTTCTTCGCCTGGTCAGCACTGCTGATCAGTTCTGGAGGGATTTCGACGGGTGGGCAGCGTCGCAAGGCATTGACCCGGAGAACGACCTCGACCCTGAGCGGTTCGTCAACCTGATCTGGTTCTGGCTCATGCGCGATCGAGATGACGCTGAGCGACAGAAGATCGAGATCAAGTTGTACATGCCGCCCCAGGGAGAAGTGGCCACGACGGGACCCTGGTCAGTGGAGTCTCAGATGGCGGCGTTCCACGACGTCAAGGCTGCGCTCATGGGGTAAACGTGATCACACCCAGTACGCTCGTGGTCTGGGACGACGGGGATGTGTCTGCTGTACGACGCTAACCCGGGAGGCTCGGAATGCCGACATACGGTGACGCAACCATCGTCATCCGGGCCGACGCCTCGAAGGTAGAGAAGGACATTGATCGGCAGGCTTCCTCCGGCACCAAGCGTGCCGGACGGAAGCTGGCCGACGCGCTGAACTCCGGTCTTCTCGAAGGGACTAAGTCCCTCGGGAAAGACCTCTCGTCGAATCTCTCGACATCACTGGCCAAGGGCTTCTCGAAGCTGACCGTGCTCGACACGGCCAAGACGAAGATGTCCGGCTTGATCCGAGCTACCGACTCCGTACGCGACAGCCTGAAGACTGCGGTTTCGTCAACAACGGGATTCGTCAAGGGCATCGGGAAGTCGGTCACCGAGAACGAGAAGCTCAAGAAATCTCTCGGAGGGACATACACCAAGCTCAAGGGTGTCGGGACTGGACTCGCAGTTGCTACTGCCGGTCTGGGGGCAATAGGGCCACCGCTGGCGGCGCTGACTGCCTCGACTGCCGCACTCGGGGCAGGGATGTTCGGCGCTCAGCTGGGCGTCGTGGCGTTCGTCCAGGCAGCGAAGCCCCAGCTGGAGAACGTAACCGATGCCCTGACCCTGTACGAGGCGACACAGGAGAATGTCGGTCAGACGACCAAGGCAGTCAAGCAGGAGCAGAAGAAATATCAGGAAGCGCTGAAGGGCATGCCTCCGGCTGTCCGGGCGTTCACCCTCGACCTAATCAAGCTGAAGGATGAATACGAAGACTGGTCCGCCAAGCTGGCCCCGGACGTTTTCAAGCCGTTCAAGACCGGGATCAACATCATCCGGACGATCCTCCCCCAGCTATCCCCCCTGGTCCGCGGAACAGCCGGGGTCTTCGAGGAGTTCGCTCAGTCCGTCCTGAAGGCCAGCAAGTCTGATGAGTTCTTCACCTGGGTGGCGGACTTCTCTGCGGCTGCGGGGTACACCCTCGCGAACACCCTGGAGACCGTCAAGAACCTGTTCGTCGGTGTCCTCGCAATCCTTCACGCGTTCGCTCCGGCCTCTTCCGAGGTCAGCGGCGGACTGGTGACGCTGTCCGCGTCCTTCAGGGACTGGGCGATGTCTCTTGAGGGCTCGCAGGGGATGGAGGATTTCCTCGCCTTCGGTCAGCAGTCAGGGCCGATGCTGAAGAACCTCGGTTCAGCTTTCCTCCAGATCATGAAGGCCATGGAGCCGTTCGCCGGGTCGATGCTGATCACGGCCAACGCGTTCTCTGTCCTCGTCGCGAACACTCCTGCTCCGGTCATCGCAGCACTGGCTCAGGCGTTCGTCGCTGCGTCTGTCGCTGCCAGGCTGTACGCCCCCGTGGCGACTGCCGTGAAGACAGCCCTGGATATCGGCGGTGTGGCGACGAAGACCGTGACCGGAGTCGGCCAGTTCACGGCCGGGCTGTTCTCGGCGAAGGCAGCGGCGTCTGAAGCCTCCGGGACGATAGGGACACTCGGGGGGAAGGTTCGAGACACTGGGGCAGCGCTGGTCTCTGCCACGGCTTCAGCGTTCAAGTGGGCCGCTGCGCAGACGGCCATGTCAGTGGCCACGGCAGCGTCAACGACGAAGCTGGTCATTCAGCAGACGGCCATGAAGCTGATCCACGGGGCGACGCTCGCGTGGACGGCTGCTCAATGGCTTCTGAACACGGCTCTGATCGGGAACCCGATCGGCATCGTGATTGCCGTCATCGTGGCTCTGGTCGCTGCGATCGTCGTTGCGTACAAGAACAGTGAGACGTTCCGGAACGTCGTCCAGGCGGTCTGGTCTACGGTCAAGTCAGCCATCTCGTCGGTCGTCAGTTGGGTGACGTCTACTGCTGTCCCCGCCCTCTCTGGGGCCTGGTCCGCCATCTGGTCAGCGCTGAAGACAGTGGCGTCCGCCATATCGTCGGCCTGGAACTCGGTGTGGTCGACGCTGAAGACGGTCGGCTCGTGGGTGGTGAACACCCTCGCCCCGTGGTTCAAGACCTTCCAGGCCACGCTGGAGTTCGTCTTCAAGGCGATCATCATCCTGATCAAGGCGTGGTGGGAGCTGAGCGTCAAGCCGACGTTTACTGCCGCCACGGCCGGACTCAAAGCCCTCGGTGCCGTCTTCACGTGGCTTTACGACAACGCTGTCAAGCCTGCCTGGAACGCGATCAAGTCCCTGGTGACAGCGACGTGCACGGCGCTCAAGACACAGTGGACAACGGTCGTCCAGCCGGCGCTGAAGTCACTCGGTGCAGTGTTCAAGTGGCTGTACGACAGCGCGATCAAGCCCGCGTGGAACTCCGCGAAGTCCCTGGTTCAGTCCGTGTGCAGTTCCCTCAAGACGCTGTGGACATCGACAGTTCAGCCTGCTCTGAAAGCTCTGGGATCTGCCTTCTCGTCTCTGTACAACAGCGTGATCAAGCCAGTGTGGAACTCGATCAAGTCGGCCGTGTCTGGGGCCTGGTCCGCGATCAAGCCGGTCTTCTCCGCCATGAAGATCGGGGTTGCTGCGGTGAAGACAGCGTTCGGGGCTGCTCGGGATGGGATCCGCACCGCCTGGAACTCCCTGGAGGGCATCGCCAAGAAGCCGATCAAGTTCATGATCAACACGGTGTTGAACAAGGGACTGATCAAGGCGTTCAACTGGCTGGGCGCGAAGGTCGGCGGACCTCACATCGACAACATCCCGTTGCCGTTCGCGAAGGGTGGGGTTCTTCCCGGGTACACCCCGGGCCGGGATGTGCACCAGTTCTACTCGCCAACCGGTGGCCTGCTCGCGCTGAGCGGCGGGGAAGCCGTCATGCGGCCGGAGTTCACCAAGGCTGTCGGCGGGCCGAAGGGTGTCGATCGGCTCAACACTCTCGCTCGCAGCGGGGAGTTGTCCGGAGACTTCGCGGGTGGTGGAGTGATCGGCCGGGGTTCGAGAAGCGGCGGAGTGCACCACTACCTCGGTGGCGGGGTCATCGACTGGATCAAGAAACAGGGCAGCAACGCGTTCGACTGGGTCGGAGACAAGGCTTCTGCCATCTGGCAGGCGTTCAAGAACCCGATCAAGTACTTCGCGTCGAAGGTGCCGACGATGACCGGTACCGGCGTGGTGAAGGATCTCGCCGGAGCTGCTCGTGTTGAGCTCGTCGATTCGAGCGTGGACAAGGTGAAGTCCATGTTCGACACGTTCAACAAGGCATACAGCGCGGGGGGCGGGGTCAAGTTCGCGAAGATGAAAACGTGGATCAACGACCACCTCGGGATCCCCTACCTCTGGGGAGGGACAGGCCCGCGCTACGACTGCTCCGGGTTTACCCAGGCAGCATCGAAGGCCGGAGGAGTGAGCATCCCTCGGACGGCCAAGGAACAGCAGAAGGCCAGCAAGCGGATTGCCGGGAGTGCGATTCGCGGAGGTGACCTAGCGTTCAACGGCTCTCCGGCGCACCACGTGATGATGGCGCTGGGCGGCGGGAAGTGGGCTCAGGCCCCGCACAGCGGAGACGTCACCAAGATCTCGACTCTGGGTACGACGAGCTTCACGAACTTCGGTCGGACGTTCGCCGGAGGGGGTGTCTGGAAGCCTCCGGTCTTCGACAACGGGGGAATCCTCCCGCCAGGTGTGTCTGCTGTCTCCAACAGGACTGGACGACCTGAGAGCCTGATCCCGACAGATCAGCTCCCTGTAGGGGACACGAACATCTCGATCCAGCTGTCTCTTGAGGATCTCGCTCAGCTCAAGACGCTGGACGACTTCCTGGAGATGCTCAAGGGGACCCGCGGGCGGAAGCGCCGCACGGCGAGATCAGGGACGGTGACTGCGTGAGCATCATCTGGGGCAGTTGGTCTTACTCGGGTGGAAACGGCATGCGGGTCGGGGTCGAGACGACCTTCTCATCCGTCACTCACTCGTCGACCAGTGTCACGGCCACCTACGCTGTGTACACCCAGAACCAGTACACCTGGACGTCGGACTCACAGACCTTGTCGTACACAGGGAGCGGAGGCGGGCAGTCCTCTACCACGTTCACGAACAACGACACGTCGACAGCTCAGCTCAGGGCGACCAAGACCTACACGTACAACTACACGACGTACGGGTCTTCCCCAGGAAGCCGGACGTTCACGGCGACGATCTCCGGCGCCTCCAATGGGGTCACTCCGTACGTCTCAGTCAGCTGGGCGATCCCTGCCCGACCGTATGGACTCCCTGCTGCCGTCACAGCGCTGACCGGGGACAGGACGTCAGACGTACTCGCTCAGCTCACCTGGACCTTGCACAGCACGACCGGCGAGCCGTACGACACGATCTCCGTCACCTACAAGCGGATCGGGTATGACTCCGACTATCTGACTCCGGCCAACACTGTGGGGTCGGCCTACTCAGTCTCGGTCACGACTCAGGCCAACTACAGATACAGCTTCCGGGTACGGGCGAACAACTCGATCGGGTCGTCCGACTGGGCGTACCAGACCGATGAGGATGTGCTCACGTCCCCAGGGGCGCCGACGTACCTCGGTACCTGGTACGTCTCCGGCTCTGGAGTCATGCTCTATTGGGACAACACGGTCAGGTATTCGACGTCGTGCTTCCGCTGGAGGATTCAGCGCAGCGTCTCGGGCGGTGCCTACTCAACAGTCGTCGAGGGGCTGTCAGGGTCCACCACCTACTGGACGGACACCTCCCCGTCAGCAGGTGTCGTCATCTACCGGATTCAGGCGTACACCGTCCTGTCAGCCGGGGCAGGTGGCTACGGCCCGGCCAACCTGACCAGCGCGTGGACATCTGCTGCGGCAATCGGGTCAGCGAGCGCACCGTACGCACCGACAGGGCTCTCTCCCAGCGGCGTCCCTGTTGATGCAGCGCTGAGCAACACCCTGACGTGGGTTCACAACCACAGCGGGGACTACGCCACACAGACGTACTACCAGGTGCGTTACTCGTCCAACGGCGGCTCGTCGTGGACAACCCTCAGCGAGACAGCTTCGACGACCAGCTCCCACACCCTCGCTGGCGGGACTCTGACGAACGGGAACACCTACGTCTGGCAGGTCCGGACACGAGGTAACACTGCGGCTGCCTGGGGACCGTTCTCGGCGTCGGCAACGATCACCACGACGTCCACTCCCACGGTCACGATCAACGCAGGTGAGCCTGACGCGATCACGACCGACCCATTCATCTACCTGGGCTGGGCCTACGCCCAGGCTCAGTCCAGCGCTCAGGCTCAGTGGCAAGCGGTCCTGATCTACACCTCGAACATCATCGAGGTTCTGACCGGGACCTCCGAGACGTCGACGACGTTTGCCACCTCCCCGATCGCAGGAGAGACCTACACCGTCGGGGTCCGGGCTCAGTCTGCGGCGGGGCTCTGGTCCAGCTGGGCGACGTTCGACACCGAGATCATCCTTCTCCCTCCGGCTGCCGTCACGTTGACGTGCATGTACGACCCGGTCAGCGGGAGCATGAGCATCGAGGCCACCAGCGAAGACCCCGAGGTCGGAGTCACTGAGGCCATCGAGAGCGTCAGCGTCATGCGCCAGGTCAACGGGGTGGGGGACTGGCTGCCGGTCGCTGAACCGCTCGACGGGGGTGACGGTGTCGTCATCGACCCCCTCCCTGCGACGTCTGTCCCGAACGGCTACCACGCGATCGTGACCGGGATCAACGGGGCGAACATCGTCAGCGACGAGATCACGTGTAACCCCCAGGACTGCGAGTGGGTGCGGGTGAACTTCGGCCCGAACCTGACGACCGTCGTCCGATGCAACGGAGCCCCGGAGGTCAGCGCTGACACCTCTCGTCTCAGGGCAGCCGTGCACTACCTCGGACGGCAATGGCCGTCCCTCCTGGTCGGAGATCCGATCACTCAGAAGATCTCGTTCAAGGGAGTCCTCCACTTCGATCCAGACTGTGATGACTGCACCCCGCGCGACGGGGCGACGTCGACAGCCTGGGAGTGGGAGAACATGAGCCAGATTGCAGACGCGATCATGTTCAGGGACCACGAGGGGAGACGCGTCGTCGGTGCGCTGGAGTCGGTCCAGGTCTCAGTGACCAGACCAGGTATCGCTGATCTATCCCTCTCGCTCACGACGTTGGATCCCGACCTGGAGCGGGTCCTGACCGGCTTCCCGGACTTCAGCGACTGATGACCCCAGCTGGAGGAGAGGAGAGCACATGACCGTAATGGACAACCTCCCAGGTGCACCCCGGAGTACGTCATGGCGGTTCGAGCTGCTCGACTCCGACGAGACTCCGATCGGAGAGCTGGGCGGTGTGCAGTCAGACGGATACGTCGACTGGGAAGCCACGGCGTCAGTCAAGGGTGGCGGGCAGATCACGGTCCAGGACATCGGTCAGGAGATCGACTGGCTGAACGTCCGCATCCGGCCGGTCGTCACGCTGACGAACCTCCTCCCTGGGAGTGAGTACCTGGTGGTGGAGATGCCGGTCGGCGTCTTCCTTCCCAGCGCTCCCCTGGAGACGAACTCCGCTCTCGGTGCAGTCTCCGAGGTCGAGCTGCATGACAAGTGCGCTCTCCTCGACTCAGACATCTGGACAGATGGGAGCGGGGTCCCGTCCACCTACGTGGCCGCGGTCGGTGACGAGGTTCTGGAGCTGATCCGTCTCCTGATCGAGGACACCGGGGAAACTGCCGACACGATCGAGCCAGACCCTGCGCTGCTCGTCACGAGCGCCCTGACGTGGGACGTCGGGACGACGAGACTCCGGATCATCAATGACCTGCTCGACGCGGCTGGGTACTTCTCGCTCTGGGTCGACGGGTGGGGTCACTTCCGCGCGACTCCGTACACAGAGCCGTCCTCACGAGCCCCGAGGTTCTCGCTCATGGCCCCGTTCGAGGTCGGGGCTAACTCCCTATGGCTGCCGGACTGGACCCGGGACAGAGACATCTACGCGGTCCCGAATCGTGTCGTGGCCATCTCTCAGGGGGACGGGGAGACCGCTGCGCTCACGTCGACAGCGACGAACGAGGACCCGGACAGCCCGTACTCCGAGCCGTCGAGGGGGCGCTGGATCACGACGGTCGAGACCGGGGTGGAGGCGCTCGACCAGGCTGCGCTGGACACCTACGCGGCACGTCGGCTGTCTCAGCTCACCTCCGTCACGACCACGCTGGAGGTGAAGCACGCCCTGCTCCCCGGCCTGAACGTCAACGACGTGGTGAACGTCGTGCACCCGGAGAGGGAGATCAACATCAAGGCTGTCGTCCGGAAGACGAAGGTTCCGTTCGATCCGGTCGCTCCAGCAGAGTCGACCCTCGCAGAGGTGATCTGAGTGACCGAGGCCCTCACGACGTTCGAGCCGATCGTTGTAGCACCACCTGAGCAGCCCCAGGCATCCACCACAAGCGCGTTCAGGTGGGCCACAGTCATGGCTGTCAGTCCGCTGAGGATCAAGCTGGACGGCGACCTGAACCAGCTGCCGTTCGTTCCAGAGGTGCTCGACCTCCCTGCGCTGGAAGTCGATCAACGAGTGTGGGTCCAGCTCCACGGTCGCCGGGTGATCGTGCTCGGGTCGAGCACGCTGACCCCTCCGACTCCGACACCGCTTCAGGGCTACACGAGCTATGTCCCGACTTTGTCTAACATCACGGTCGGGACTGGGGGAGCGACCTACGGCTGGTACACCGTCACCCCCAGGTTCGGGGGAGAGGACTGGATTGACGGCGGGTTCTACCTCGTCTTCGGAACGTCCCCCTCGATCAGTGCGACATGCAGCATCTCGCTCCCTCGTGCGGTGTGGTCACCGGCCTCTGACCTGCTACAACTCTCGGTCGGAACGTGGATCTTCCGTGACCAGAGCCCGACGCTGCACCACTTCTCCGGGGCTCTCGGCACCTGGAACGCGGCGGGGACTGACGTCTCGATGTCCGGGACCTGGGACGGCACCGCGCCCCAGAGCCGGATCACGACGGACAAGCCGTTCACCGTGGCCTCGACAGACGTCCTCTCGGGGGAGTTCCACTACCGAGCAGCCGCAGTCTGAGCATGATCTTTATGCAGCACACCCCTGGGTAAAACCCCCTGCCCCCCTACGGGGGGCTACGGGGGTTTTCCCAGGGGTGGATTTTTGGGGGAAGTTGATCATGAACGCTGACGTGAGCGACTCAAGATCCACAGCCCCTTCTGCGTCGTGGCCGAAAGGTCCGGACACGCCTTGATCGCCCGGTACAACTCACGACGGTGCAACGTCGTGATCTTCTCCCAGCGGGAAAGGATCTCCGCTGTCGTGACCGTCCCGTCGTTCAGCGGTTCGATCACTGCTCGAAGCACCTCCTCCCGGGTGCGTGTCTCCTCTGGAGGGTTCGTGACTACCTCAGCGGCGCGAGGTTCGTCGGAGAAGCTCGAAACCCCATCCCCGGTGTCTCCGTCAGGGTTGAGGTCATTGTCGGCCGTGAAATGGCCTCCTATGGTCTTCGCGTCAGATCCACCCGACGTCTGCGAGGCCGGCGCCTGAGCGTCGTCTGTCGACCGGCCGAACACGGCCGTCCGCTGACGCGCGGCATAGGCGGGACCTGCTGCCCGTGTCGAACCTTCGTCCAACCCCCGTCGGTATAGCCGGCCCGCCTTGACCCGAGTTCTGACTACGTCAGCTTCGATCCCGTACGTCCGGCAGCGGGTAACCCAATCCTTCGCAGGGAATCCCGGTCCCTCATACCAGTGCAGGCCGAAGTCCTCCTCGACATCAACGAGGTGAGGGGCAGCCCCTGCGGCGAGCGTCTGCGCTGACAGAGCCATCCGTGAGGTCTGCTCGTCCACCAGGCCGAAACAGAATCGCGACTTCAGCTGGGCACGCGCGTCAGTCGGCATGTTGGTCGACGACGGACGCTGGATCAGGAAGACCAGCGACACACCGACCGACCGCGCTTGCTCGCTCAGCCGAGTGATCATCGTTGCTGTCTTCTTGGTGGCCGTCGCGACGTTCGCGAACTCGTCGCACACGAACACGAGCAAGGGAAGTCCGCAGTCCTCAGTCCAGACCTGACGATCTCCGAGCAGCTTCGAGCGCTCGGAGATGACGTCACGGAGAGCGCTGAGCATTCCCATGACGTCCTCCTCCTCCGTGACCAGCCAGTCGATCATTTCCAGGACAGGTCCGAGAGTCTGTCCGGCCTTCGCCGTGTCACAGACCCACCAGACGATCTCCCGGTCAGCGCAGTCGGCCATGATCAGCCACAACCAACGAGACTTCCCTGACCCGGCTGTACCGCAGACGACCCCGCGCCACGTCCCCTGACGTCCGGCCAGAGCGAAGCGCTGATAGTGCCCGCTCTGCCGGACACCCACGCAGACCTCGACCGAGCTGGACCCCGGAGGCTGAGACGGCCCCGGCCACGGGAGCACGTCCTCGAGGAAGTCCTTCAGCACGAGCGTGACGAGAGCAGCCTGAGGGTTCCCGGATACTGGCTTCGCCGTTGCCGAGTGCGCTCGTGCCGCATTCCGCAGTCCAGGAAGAGCCTTGAGGATGTCCTCGTACCCCTGCGTCCCACGTACGGTCACCTTCCGAGTGACGACCCCCTCCATGACGTCGAGGTCGTCAGGTGCCCCATCGACGAATCGTGAGGGGTCCATGTCGGGATCTCTGTCGAGGTCTTCTCCGGCAGGCAGCGCCGGAGCAGGTGCCTCCGTGCGCGAGCGCAGCGCAGTCATCCGGATGACCCGAGACCGAGGCCTCTCCGGGGTCGGCATGGGGTCCCCGAACTGATCGTGCACCTGCATCCCCGGGAGACCGAAGGTCTCGCCGACGAGCGCAGCGGGATCACCCTTGTGGATGTCTGCCCCGTCGCCCCAGACCGAGCGAGCGACACGAGCGACCCAACCACCGGACAGGACGAACCAGTACGTGAGCATGATCAGCGACGAGTACCTGCCGAACCCGAGCATGAGCGGGACGCTCACGATCAGGGAGAAGAGAACCGGTGTGACTCCCGCGTGCCCGCGCTGGAACTCAGTTCGAGCACGGCCGTAGCTGACCGCGAAGAGACCGATGACCCCGCCGGCCACCGCGAAGATCCCGACGAACATGAGGCGCTCCCAGAACCCGTGAAGCCACAGGTAGTGCAGGAACACGCCTGCGCCGTACAGGAACGGGCCGGAGACCCACGGAGCGATCGGGATGACCGGTTCAGCGACCGTGACGAGCTCGGACGTGCCGCCGCCCTGGGCAGTGTTGCGCCGGTATCGAGACTTCCGCGTGATCCGCTTGGTCTTGTACCCCTCGCTTCTGCGGAGTGCCATCAGCCAACCTCCTTTCGACGTGCACGCTGGTCAGTGCTCACCGTGCTGGGCGAGCATCTGAGAATCCGAGCGATCTCTCGGGTGGCCTTCCCCTTGTCGGTCAGCTCCCAGACACGCTCACGGCGTTCTTGCGTCGTGAGTTCGTCTGGAGCGTCATCCGTACTTGAGACAGGGAGCAGACGGAACCCGGCAGTCTCACGGGTGCTCAGAGCCTTCTGAGCATTGGCTCTGACCGTCAGAGCCGCTGCGGCCTCGGGGTCGACCACCGCGTGGAGAGCCCGAACTGCCGGGGATTGGAGCAGGTCGTCATCCGAGATCTGGCGGGTGAGAGCACGCATGTCGACGACCCCGGCCTTGGCAGCGCTGATGACGGCACGCTGCACACGTGAAATCTTCACGGGCACTCCGACAGCGGCACGAGCAGCCTGCTCCCGCATGGTCTCGGCTGCCACGATCGGAGCTGTCTTGGCACGCCACTCCTTCGCGTAGTGCTGGTAGATCAGCTCTAGGGCCAGACCGAGAGCCAGCGGGGGGATCGTGTGCATGCCCGCGGAGGTCCAGCCGCCCGCGGTGTTGCTGAGTCCCTGCGCAGCAGTGACAGCCTGCACGGCGACGCTCACCCCAATGCAGCCGTGAGCTGACGACCGGACAAGGCCCGCAGGGATTCCGTCACGGATCTCCTGAATGGCCCACACGGTCAGAGCGAGCGCCAGGAGGTCGAGCAAGATAGCTGCACCCCAGGCCCAGAACGCTCCGAACAGGGGGATGAACGCTTCGGCGAGCGTGCCGATACCGGTCACGAGACCGGCTGCTCCGACTGCTCCGACGAGAGCCATGTACCAGGGGAACTTCTGCTGAATGATCATGACGACTCCAGTTCGCGAGGAGTCGCCGGATCGAGCAGGCCAGTGGCGTATCCCCGCCCAGGTCGCCGGGGCTGGCCAGAGCCACGGCGAGTCAACGTGTGTGTATGTACGTCTTGTGTAACACACGATGCTCGATCGGCCAAGACGGATCGAGCGCTCGACGTTCGTCGGAACGCTCGGAGCTGCTCGCCTGAGCGCTCGCCGATCGAGCGCAGGAACGTACCGGTATCAACGTCGAGCGAGCACAGGAACGTACCCCCTGCACAGACGTGCTCGATGATGTTCGACCAGGTCACAGGCGTTCGACGCGTGCATGCTGAGGCCTCGATCTGCTACAGGTGTTCGGGACTCCGGACACCCGACGTTCCCAGCTGTCTGCCGATCGCTCGACGTGTGAATGGCGATCGCTCGCGAGCGCTCGACGTGATCGAGGCCACGCACAGATATCGAGCGGCTGCACAGCGCCGGGCAGGTAGCGGGCGGGTCAGCCGACACGTATGCTGACGTCGCTGCGATCATCACGTCGAGGCATTGAGAGGCGCTCCCCGCGTCGATCTACCCAGCGACGAGCCCCCGGACTTTCGCGAGAGGTCTGGGGGCTCGTTGGTTTTGCCTGCACTTCGTTGGGTCAGCTGTTGTAGATCCACACGGTGGGGTTGGTGTGAGAGACACGACGGCAGTCGACGTGAGTCACCTTCCCAGTTGAGCGCTTGTACCCGATCCCGCCGAAGAGCTGGAAGCTCTTCATGGTCGCGATCGGGACGGTTCCTTTGATGTCAGCGGCCTGACCGAGGACGTGCTTCGAGCCGTCTGCTCCGTTGACCTTCGCGTTGTGCCTCTCGCAGCGGTAGCCGGAGACGATGACCAGGCCTCTCGGGTAGGCCCGAGTCCGGAGAACTTCGAGACCGATCAGCAGGTCACGCTGTACGAGGACTCCCTGACACCCTGCGTACTTCCCTCCGCAGTGGCACCGAAAGTCGCTCGTAGAGAAGTGCTCCGAGAGGTCAGGCCGGTTGTGGAGGTGCCTCCCCCAGGAGGTGAGTGCCGCCGCCTTGGTTGCCGGGCCGATCTTCCCGTCTACCGTCAGCGCTGGACCGAGATTCCACGCGGCCTGGAATGCCTCCGTCGTCGTGAATCCGAGGGTCGTAATGATCTTCGTAGGTGTCGGTGTCTTCACCTTCGCCATGATTGCCTCTCACCTGGTGGAATCGGGCCATGTGTCGCTGGAATTGTGCTGCCAGCTCGTCCAGTTTCGTGGTCTGCGTCGAGTGATTTCCTCGGCTCTGTAGCCAGAGTCCCAAGACTCCGCAGACCTGGGTGACCATGATCCCCAGGAACCCGAAAACGACCTCAATCGGAGACACTCCCCCACCCCTCCCCTGCGCTGCGCCTGCACTCGGTGATCATGCTGAAACCCTAGGCTAGAGGCACGAGGCCGACCGGCCGAGGACGCAGACGTGACTACTCACGGAGGCAGAAATGAGCGAAGTCCTGACAACCTGGGCACTGGTACTGGGGGTGCTTCTGCCTCCGGTGATCGCTGTCGTCCAGCGACCCTCGTGGAGCAACAGGCTGAGGTCCGTCGTCACTGTGCTGATCTGTACGGCAGTCGGCGGAATGACTGCCTGGCTCAGTGGTGATCTTTCACTTCCCGGGCATTCCGTGGAGGAGATCCTCGGTGCCATCGCTGTCGTCATCGTGGCAGCGCAGACGGCTCACCGGAACTTCTGGAAGACGACAGGGATATCTGACGTGATCGAGCAGGCGACGTCACCAGCCAGCGCTGCTCGGTATGACGAGTAAGTGCATCGTCTGCACCACCAGGACGAGGACCTCCGGAGACACTCCCGAGGTCCTCATCTTTTTCTGAGATTTATTCATGAGGCTATTGCTATGTAGAGCTAGTGTGTTACAGTAGAGCTACACGAAGGGGCGGGGCAGCTACTCTCCCCGGACCGAGATCCTTGACAACTCCACAGTGATCAAGACTTTCAAGATCAACACCTGGGCGCATGTGCACATGAAGACGCCCAGACGCGAGGGATTACAGGTCAGAGCGTTGTGCAAGGACTTGCACAAGCGTCTTGCACAAGCTCGTGCACATCACGAGAGGAGCCCGTCTGTGGCTCAGTTCCAGGGCTTGAGGCAGTTCGTCCACGAGGGTCAGCGGTACGTGAACCTCTGCTCCAGGCCGATCATCGTCCGGCTCGGTGAGGGTGACTCCCCTCAGAGAGTCCCTCCGAGTGGGTACACGGTGGAGGTGTTTCCGACCAGTAAAGAAACGCACTCCGGAATCACGTACACGAAGGTATCGTTACGCGATATCAACAGGCTGAAAGAGATTTCACACATTCTTCGAGAAGACACAATCTACATTGTGTCGAATGCGACAGCTATGTACATCACATTTTCGGGGAGTTTCCCGGGAATGACTTTCGCATTCCCACGTGAACAGTCCGGCGCCTCGTCGAAGGGGCTGATGGTTTTCATCTGCAATTAGTTAGCGGGGAGACATTATGAAATACGGACGCAGACTTGGCCCACCTCTGCGGTTGTGGGTTCCGTTCTTCGCCTCCGGGGCGTTCACTGAGTGGTTGCTGATCAGCCCGAAGGCCGCAGTCCTGACGGCTGACCGAAAGTGGGTAGTGCTGCTCCCGCTGGTGGCGGCATGGTTGTACGTCGGTCAGCCATGGCGAGTCCTGATCGAGCGACTTCAGATGATCGGTGGAGGGGCTCGACCTTCTCGAGGTCGGCAGACCAGGAAGTCACCTCAGGTACGTCGGAAGCGGGTGACTGCATCAACCTCCCGGCGCACTACCCCCAGAGCGGGGAGCACCTCACGGGCATCCCGTCAGCGCGCCGAGGCTGTTCCGGATGACTTCGACGTAATGGACGAGACAGAGGACGACGACTCGGCGCAGGTGATCCAACTGCCTCGCGTGGCCCGCGAAGCAGTCCTGGAACATCTGCTCGACAACTTCGACGACATCGTGACCAGCGCTCACAGGAAGGGTCGGTAATGGCTCACAGTGTGCACACACGGGTGGGGTCTGACACCCGCCTACCTACGAAGTGGATGGAGGGGGCCGCGTGCCTCGAGGAAGACCCTGAGCTGTTCTTCCCGATCGGGGAGACCGGGCCGTCCGTACTCCAGACGGAAGAGGCCAAGGCAGTCTGCGCTCGGTGCCGCATGCCCATGAAGTGCCTTGAGCGGGCGCTGATCCTTCACGCCTCGGACGGTGTCTGGGGAGGGATGGACCCCAGGGAGCGTCGGGCCTACGTCCGCCGGATGAACCGAGCGAAGGGGCGGGAGGCGTGATGCTGACGAAGATTGTGACGGACGCTCCGCTGAGTGTGGCTCGGCAGGTCGTCAGACCGATGAGGTTTTCCACGCTGACACCGAACGGACGGCCTGGAGCAACCCACCGAACGACACTCCTGGTCGAGGAGTCGCACGTCTTCAGGACCATCGAGGGACTGCTGGCGCTGGGGCACTGGGTCCGGGTGTCACCGAAGTCAGCGAAGAGTCTGGGGGAGTAGACGTGAGCCGGCCCCCTGACCGCGCTGCTCAGGTCGTGGAGGATCTTCTGAGCACTCTCGCCGAGTGTCGCGCTGAGATCCGGCACCTGGACAGGCTGGAGCACCCGCCGATCACAGACCGGTTCGGTCGCGTCTGGACATGGCGCTCCGGTGACTTCTACGTGCACGACGACGCGCTGTGCTTCCCCAGGGATTGGATCCTGGGCGAGAACGGGAGTCCGCCGATCGGACTTCCAAGCGCAAGGCTGGCCGACAATCCGAACTACACACTGTGCGACATCTGTCGATCGCAGTGGGAGGAGACCGTGTGAACCCCGAGGAACTCCAGAGGACGCCTGCACCCTTCGTGTACTTGCCTCTGGACAGCGTGAACGATCCTGATGCATATGTCCTACTGTCTCCGGCCTACGTCGGAGCGGCTTACCCCTCGACGAAGACCACGACGTGGATCGACCCCCACCACGGAGGGGACGCGTTCCGCGTAAATCTCCCGATCAAGGAAGTTGCTCGGATCTTGCTGGAGGCGTCCGGTGAGGATCTGTACCGAGTGGCGGGGGTCATCTCGCCTCCCCAGCCTGAGGAAGGTAGTGGGCCCGGTGAGTCAGAGACGTCTTGTCCCGTGAAGGGAGAGAGGCAGCCGGGCGCGGCCCAGCGAGGAGAGTAACAGCCCACGAGCGAAACGCCCCACGGGGCGTCGTCGGCAGAGAGCCGACCTGACGAGCTCTGGAGAAGATATGGCAAGGATGCACCCCTCTATCGAGTCTCTCCTGAACCACATCCACAACTTCTCGAATAACGCGGTGGAGTCGGAGGAGTGGGGAGGGTCCCTCCCTGACGGAGAGAGCATCACCGAGGTGGCCTGTGAGCTGGCCGACCTGATCGCGAAGTACCAGGAGGGTCCAGAGGCAGCCGTGGCGCTGAGGAAGTTGCTGGAGTGTCTCGACGCTGCGGCTCGTGCGAGCGACGTTTCTGACCCGGTCGGATAGTCGTGAGGTTCCACATCCATCGCGATCCGAACTGGCAGCTCGTCGGCTGCCACCATTACGAGATCTGTCAGCGCTGCGGGGCGGTGCGTGTCAGCCGGGCCTACCACAACGCAGACGGTCCGACTGCGCCAGGCTGGCCGTCCCTGGTCGACGGTCATGGGCAGTCGGTGTGGGTCAGCAACTGGGTGAAATCGACAGGGATACAGACGTATCCGGAAGAGAGGATGAGGTGATGGAGGCGGTTCTCACGGTCCTCGTGGGGGCTCTCGCAATTCAGCTCATCCGGCAGACGAACCACTTCCAGAAACAGTGGCAACGCCTGACGTGCACAGGTCTCGGGGTGGGGACGGCAGTCCTCAATATCCTGGCCGCGCTTCAGGGGTCGTTGCTGTCAGAGATCGAGGTCGGCCTGTTCTCGGTTGTGGCTGGCCTGTCCGTAAGTGCACTGCACCGACTGATTACAGATGACAGGGGAGCTAGTCATGGCACGTCTACCGAGTGAGCGGTACCTCATGCAGCAGGTTGACGAGGAGGTCATCCTGTTCGAAGACGGTACGGAGCGGGAGCTACTCCGGTTCATCCCGTCCAGTCCTGACAGTGTGGCGAAAGCTCAGAAGATCATCCATGACTCGGAGCTGGGGCCGGAAGACAAGTCCTTCGCCCACATGTGGAGCGGGTACTTCTATCACGCTGCTACCGCAGAAGCGGAGACGATTCTCGTGCTCAGCTCCCAGGAACCTGACCTCACCTGACCTGACTTCGAGGGGGAGCCCCGCCTGTCTGAGACAGGTGGGGTTTCCTTATGTAGAGCTAGTGTGTTACACTAAGCCTACCAACGAGGGAAGGAACACCATGGCCACGCAGACGCTCAACGCCAAGATCAACGACGAGTGGTTCGCGACGGACATCCCGGCGCACCTCAGTGACTACGGGATCTGGGGAGCTTGGCTCACCGAGCTCCAGCTGGCCGTGCGTGAGGTCGTTCCCTCGTTCATCCTGGTCGACACCCCAGAAGGTGTCGTGGACATGTACCGGGTCGATCACGAGCACCTGGTCGAGGGCATCGACTGGGACAAGATCTTCGACGAGTGCCCCGCCGCCGACGTCGTTGCTCGCTTCGACGACTGAGCTACTCTCGACCTGACGCCAGTTGCAAGACCAGGCAGCGCTCACAGGGCCTCAGACCCCCTGCGGGCGCTGTCTGCGTCTGTGGGGATGTTCAGATCATCTCGAAAAATATCCCTCTCGATACTTCATATGTAGTCGTAGTGTGTTACACTAGACCTACACACCGAGGGAAGAGAGAAGACCATGGCCACTCCCGTGAGACTCACCTGGATTAGCAAGCCCGACTCGGACACTCACTCCCACAACATGCTCACGGCAGGTGTCCAGGGTGGTCCACAGTGGACACTCGCCCGGGTCTTCGCCCCAACAGGGACTCTGCGGATCGAGTGGAAGATCGAGACTCTCCAGCTCGTCGACGGGGTGATGACCCTCTCTCCGGTCAACGCCTCCCCGAAGACGTACGCCGAGGCCACTGAGCTGGCCGAGAAACTCGCCCTCGACCGGCTGGCACTGCTCGGGTTCCAGTTCACCGAGGAAGCTCACCGGAGCGTCAAGAGCACCTCGGCAGTCTGACGAATAGGCACATGGGCGCTGGCCGTGAGAACTCCCCCGCGGCCACACTCACCAAGATCGACTACTCACAGGAGAACACCATGAAGATCAGCCCTCTGCTCCTCATCCCCCTGGCACTCCTCTCCCTCACCGGGTGTGCTGAGGAAGACGACGGGTACTACCAGGTGTGCGTGAACGAAACCACCCAGACGAGGATGGACCCCTCAGCGTGTGACGGAGGAACCGAGGCGGTCTGGTACTTCATTCCGGTCTGGTACGACATCCCCGCCATCGGGCGCGTTGCCTCGGGAGGAACTCGCAAAAAGCCCGTGAGCGCCGCGGTGAAGATGAACGCCCCTGCCAAGGGTCGGAGTGCTGCCCCTGTCGTGAAGCAGCAGAACAAGGCACCGTCGTCTGTGAACCGTCAGCAGAACAAGGCACCCGCTCCGCGCCCTGCTGCTCCTCGTCCAGCACCCGCACCTGTTCGCCCTGCTATCCGCATGAAGTGAGTGATAGCCATGACCAGCCACGTAGTAACAGCGAAGTACGCCCTGGAGACTGCCTCCAGGATCATGGACCTGATCCCAGAGGAAGTCCCTCTGACAGCCCTGACTATCTATCCGCAGGATGACCAGATCATCACCTCTGTTGTCGTCCAGATGCCCGTCAGTAAGGACGCACAGGTACTTGCCGAGTCACTTGGCCTCAGGAAGAACAGTGAGAGGTCGAAGACACCAGGCCATTACGTCTGGGAAGGCAGGTGGGGTGGGGCAAGAACCCCGGTCACCGTTATTGCGTACGTGTCAGCCGAAGATGAGAAGGACTGATCATGAACGACGAACGAGAGTGCACCTGCGACGAGCTGGGTCATCCGTGCGACATGCACGACACCAGTGGGGGACAGACCGACTTCGAGGGGCAGGTTCAGGTCCCACCGTTCACCGAGGTGGAGCCTGTCGCCCGCATCAGGGACTCCTGCCGAGTGATCTACACGATCATGGGGATGGTCCCGGAGGGAACCAAGATGGTCTCGGTGACTGTCGCTCCTTATCCCTCGGGGAATATCTCGGTGCACTTCGACCGCCGAGAGGACGCCGAGGCGCTCGCGCAGAAGATCGGATTGCCAGTCTCTCCCATGAGTACCCCGAACCAAGGTCACTTCTGGTGGGCTGGGGAGTGGCGAGGCTGGCCGGTCCTGGTGACTGCGTACGAGCCCAGTGCTGACCGCCGAAAGAGGGCCACACTCTGAACTCCTGACCCCCGACAACGAAGAAAACCCTCAACATCTGTTGGGGGTTTCTTTCGTCTCTAGTGTGTTACACTAACACTACATAACGACGAAGGGGAGATCATGAAAGCGTCCGAACGGTCCATCTCTCTCGGAGAGATCCGAGAGACAACAGCACACCTGTACGACTCGGTAGCCCGGCTGATCCCGGTCGTCGTCCTAGTCTCTGACCCGGAAGACGCGGGGAACGAGATCATGCACGAGTCGGACTCGAATCAGCGCAATGACCAGATCGTGCTCGACGTCGACCATGTAGACCTTCGGTCGGACCAGCTCGTGCTCGACGTGTCTGACTCCCTGGCAGCAACCTTCCGAGCTACGGCCAAGCTGGCTGAGTTCGTGATGGATCTCGCCGAGCAGACGAACAAGAACGACCAGCCGACAGCTCTGGCGCTGAGGGCACTGAGCGTTCTGGAGGCTGCCGGTTACGACACTGTCACGACGCCGCTGAAGATGCAGGCTGCTCAGCCGAAGACCTGATCTCCCAACTCTCGACGCTGAGAGTTGGAAGTTCCCGAGCACTTCCCAACTGAAGGATGACCATGAGCAACGAACGGCTGTACTCCTCCGAGGCAGGCACGGGGGCAGGTACCAACGAGATCTCGGACGGCTATCACACGTTCGGTGAGCTGTACGAGCACAGGTCAGCGCTGTGGATGGCTCTCGCGCTGACTCCGGACATCCACGCCTGGAAGTCCCGTCAGCACGAGATCGGCGGAGCAGAGATGTTCCCCGGGTATTTCATCGTCGGTGCGCAACTGCCAGGCGCCGGCCCGGTGACGTATCACCTCGAGGAAAAGTACTGGGACCTCTGCCCCGGGGACGAGCTCCAGAACGCCCTGGCCTACGACGGTCACACGGCACCGGACGTCGTCCAGAGACTCCTTGGGTATGTCTCCGAGACTCTGCGTTCACGTGCTCAGCGCGAGAGCCTGGGTAGTGAGGTTGAGCGGCTGAGTGCGCTGACTTGGGAGGCTCTGGAGTGGGCTGACCAGACAGCCCTCGTCCGGTACATCCTCGTGGCAGATCACGACGCGGAGCTTGCTCGACTCCTGTACCCCGTCCCTCAGGTTCGGGACGACATCAGGCGGCTGCCTCACGAGTTGGCGCTCACTGTCGCTGACAAGATCCTGGCTGAACGCGCGGGGACAGCCGGACGGCCGACGCCCCTGCAGATGGAGGTGGCTATCGGTAGTACCTCGTGGTGCTCCTTGCTGACGGAGATGTGTAGCAGTTCCTCGCAGCTGGCGAGTCCCAGGATTGTCGGGCTGACTTGGGCGGATCTCTCGGACGATGACCAGGCCGCTGTTACGGAGTACGCGGACGAGTACGCGCGAGTAGGTGACAGCGCTCAGATGATGTTCAGCCGCCCTGATCTGGCAGATCTCGCGCCAGAAGAGGCACGAGAAATGGCTCAGGGAATCATCGGCCTACTGGTCGGTAGGCCTTTCAAGGATTCCAACTCCGATGACGTCCTGGACGCTGTCGGAAGTGTGCGCTGGGGTCAACTGAAGAAGATCATCGACACCAAAAAGAATGCCAACAAGAACGACGAGAAGAATGCGGGAACGCTCGATGGGAAATGACGAGAGTGGTATTCAAGGTAAAGATCCTGAGCGCCCTCCGACCCCAGTTCTGGTGGGGTTGGGGATTATTGCCGCCGTGCTTCTCGGACCTCTGATGGTCCTCCTGGCAGGAGTCATCTACCGAGGCTGGGGACTCGCGCTGAGCTGGGCGTTCTGATCATGGAAACACCCCCTAGAACCCCCGTAGGGGGTTCTGGGGGTGGCGCCAAAGTCCCCAACCTCCCCCCACCACCCCCGTAGCCCCCGTAGGGGGCAGGGGGTGGATGGGGGGAGGTCACTGGGGACAGAATCAAGATCCATCGGGCAGCAAGACACTCAACCCGTGCGTGCTCCTCTGAGACATCGACTCCCCTCACCCTTACGACGTATCGGGTGGAGGGGAGTTCATCTGTGAGAGGCCAGCCTGAGGCGTCTGGGAGCTATGTCATCGGTCGAACGTCGGGGAGAAGTTCGCTCTCGTCGGGGGGTTCCGCTATGTAGAGCTAGTGTGTTACATTAGCTCTACACAACGGAGGAGGGGTCATGACGGAGAGCCGAGTCCAGAAGATGATGAGTCGTCTGTCAGAAGAACTCGACCTCAGAGAATTGACAGACGTCATTCATGAGGTGACCGACATCCTGACCGGACAGATGTCTCCCGAGCAGCGCCACGCGATGAGAGACATGCTCAACCGACTTCGCGATATTCAGGCATCCGCCGTGCTTCAGCGCTTAAAGATCGAGGGATTGTGATGGCCGACATTCAGAGAATTGATCCACTGAATACTGTGGTTACGCGGTTCAAGAGGTTGGGGTACCACGACCCGACATATGGTGATCCAAAGTGGCACGTTGCCGAGTGGGAATACACCCGTAGCGGGTGTTACATGGAGTACCGCGGTCTGTGCGGGTACACCGTGAACGGCGCCCTCGGGGGAGTGAGGGTCAGCGCTGCCGTCAAGCGGCCAGCTGGTCAGCACTGCTCGAAGTGCGCCAAGAAGTTTCAGGAGATGCGGGAGGCAGCGCAGTCTGAACTCCAGTCTCAGGTGGAGGAGAAATTCGCCTCTCACTTGAGCCGGAGGGTTCAGGCGATGGCTGACCCGGCCCCTCCCCAGCACATCACAACGCTGAACGTCGAGACGCTCATCGGGATAGCCCAGCACATGCTCGGTGAGGTGGAGGTCCATGTGAAGAACAAGGACCCCGAGGCCGCTGAGAGCGCAGAGTTCCAGCTCAGAGAGACAGCGCTGTGGATCATCGTCAATCGCGACCTCTCTCACGCTCAGGTTCAGCAGGTAGCCCAGCTGGCGCTGTCGTCGTCCTACTACTTCCCCGGTCGCTGACATGAGGCCGGGAGAGTTCCGGGCAACCTGCCGGATCGGGAAGTGCTGGGAGAACCCCAGCGTCTTCGTCAACCGGGTCGGTCGAGATGACTTCGTCCGGCACATGCTTGACGAGCACGGACGGAGGCTTCTCCCGGACCACCAGAAGCGCGTTCGTTCTGGAGGGTTCCCCAGCACGCCTGCTCCTGGCCGTGGCCGTGCGGCTCGACTTCCGTTGGGGATGCAGCCCGGTGATGTGATCACCTTCCGGGATCGTGACGAGCACTGCGAGCGTCGGGGGACTGTCTGGTCAGCTGGGCAGCAGACGAATCAGGTCTGGGTCATCCCCGAGACTCCAGCCGAAACCGACAGTGGGCCACTCGTGCGAGTTCTCGCCGATAAGTGGGACGTAGCGACTTACTCAGGGCATAAGGGAGTGGAGTGACATGTCTCAGCGCGTTGTGCAGATCGCACACCTTCAGGCACTCAGCGAACCAATGGAGAGCTGGGAGACGAAGACGGAGAAGTACTGGCTTCTCATCGGTCGGACTGCATCCGGCTTCTGGGGGATCCCGGACCTGTGTAGTCGTCTTGGCTTGATCCTGAGCCACATGTCGTACAAGCCGGAGCGGAATCCTCTGAGAGGGCAGGAAGGTCCTCGGTTCTACTTCTGGACTCCGGATGAGCGTCATGAAGGGATCTCCGTTGACCTGGAAGAACTTCGGGAAGTGCTTCGAGGTTGGGGCCTCGGAGACTGATGAGAGGCAGGGGACTGTGGGCGGGGTAATCGAAGTATTCGCAACCATCGCGGGAGTCAGCGCACTCTGTCTGGGGGCGCTGATCCTTGCGCTGGCGGCTGCGATATCGACAGCGACGAGAGCAGCGAGGAAAGACGACGATGAGTACGCGGAAGCTGGGGAGTGGGATGACGACGAGCCGTAGGAACTCTCGGCGCAGGGGGAATCAGCGCACCAAGTGGGCTCGACGTGCTCACCTCCTGCAGGGGAAGAAAACGATCCCGTGCGTGAAGTGTGGGAAGACGCTGGTCGAGGAGACTCTGTGCGTCGGGAGGATCGACCGCAGTCAGCCCTACGGCCTGGGCAACATTCAGCCCATCTGCGCACAGTGCGCGTCCCAGCGAGGTGCTGCGATCACGAACGCCCTGCACGCTCCGGACGACACGCACATCCTCCGGTTCCGTGTGCGACAGCCTCCGGACGAGTACTGCCAGAGCCCTGCTGGGCTGTGGCACGTAGCCGCTGAGTCGTACGACCTCAGCGCCCCCAGGACGTCGTACAGGGCTCTCTGCGGGTGCACCTCCCTGGAGCTACTGGAAGACGCCTGGGACGTCGGAGAACTCCAGTGGAGCTGCGCCACATGGCCCCCATCGGGGAAGCGCTGTCTCTCGTGCTTCCGGATGGATCGTGAGCGGAGGAAGTCGCCGGCCCCTTCTCGTGATATGTAGTCGTTGTGTGTTACACTAGCCTTACATTCCGAGAACGGAGACGTGATGGACAGCACCACACTCAATTCGATCATCGCTCAGGCCGCTGAGCGGGTGAATGAGTACACGACCAAGATCTGCGAGGTGAAGGAGGGCGGGCACACCCCTCACTCACCTCTGGGACGTGGCCTGACGTATGCCGCTGTGGTCGTCGACAGCCTGAAGACGGGGCTCACCCTGGGGATGGTCATCGGGGAGATCATCGCCGAGATGGCGGAGGAGTTCGCCGACACCGGGGTCACGTTGTCGGATCTCCTGGCGGACGCTCTGCGCTGCTTGGGGTATCCGGAGATTGATCAGTTCCGGGACGACTACGTCATCTACTGGCTCAGGGTTCCCTACGAGGCCTGACTCGTTCAGCTCCGACGCACACAGAAGGACTCACCATGAAACAGATCACCGTGGCCGACCTGATCGACCAGCTCAGGGAGTTCAGCCCCAGCACCCCGATCGTGCTCGCTCTCGCTCCAGGGGAACTCTGCGAGGCTCAGCCGGTCGTCGCCCTGGACCTCGTGGCCTACGCCAACGGGATGTTGTACTCGGCGCTGGGAAGTGAGATGGACTACGACACCCCGAAGGACGCGATACCGGTTGTCGCTCTGCTGCCTCTCCAGAACATGTGTCACGAGATGAGGTACGCCACGCTGCCGACGTGGGCCTCCCTGTCCGATATCGACAAGGCTTGCGTCGTCGCCTACTGGGCGAAGTGCGACAGCGAAGGGGTGAGCTATGCGAGAGAGAACTACTCCGTGAAGTTCGTCGACTCGTTCGAGCTGGCGAACCTGACCACCGCGGAGGCGTGCTTGCACGCTGACCGACTCCTGGTCGACCTGTGTGACGACAGCACGGACCCCGGTGAAGGGGATGCCTTCGCCGTTCTGGGGCCTACTGAGTGGGGTCGGCTCATGGACATATACGAAGCACTCCCGTAAGCGGGACAGTTGAGGACAGACATCACTCAGAGCCTCGGAGGTACCGCCGTGAACCAGATGACTGCTGCACTCCTGATCGAGCAGCTTGAGGCAGTACCCCCGGGGACTCCGGTAGTGATGGCGTTGTCCCCTGGGGATCTGGGGCCGGCTCTCCCGTGCGTAGCGACAGACACCGTCGCCTACTTCGAGGGAGAGCTGTTCCCGGACTTCGGAGACCCTGGGGATGAGGACACCCCAGCAGAAGCAACGTCGGTGATCTCGATGACGCCCCTCCAGAACATGTGCCACGAACTGCGGTTCACGACGCTTCCGACCTGGGCAGAGTTGGTGGACCGTGACAAGGAGGCAGCCGTCAAGTTCTGGGACTTCGTGGAGTCTCAGGGCCATGACGATGCACGAGATCATCACCCAGCGCGGTTCAAGGACGAACCTCTCTTGGTGAATCTGACCAGAGTCGAAGCGTGTGACTACTCTGACCGGACGGGTGCAGCGCTGGCTGGGGTGTCCGCTGACTGGGTCGAGACTGCTCTGATCAGGGCAGCGCTGGGGCAGACGGAGTGGGAGCGCCTCCAGGGCACCTGGCCGAACAAGGTCAAGACGACACACTGAGTAGACGACAGGGGAGCACTTCCGTGGCTGACACTTTCGACATCCGGCGAGTCCGCTGGGTGCTTGATACTTCGACATTCAACGACTTGATCGAGGCAATCTCGACGTGCACTGTCTGCGTCCTGGACCTCGAGACGACGGGCCTCGACGAACACGCGACGTTCGGCGGGGCGAGCAACGGTGGGTATCCGGCCCGGATCGTGCTCGCGTCGTTCACGCTGCCCCAGAGAAGTGATGAGGGAGATCCGCTGACCTGGGTCGTCCCGCTGAGCCACCCACACTCGCCGATGATCGGCTCGTGGCGGGCAGTCACACGAGATCTCGCACAGGCAGCCGTTGATCACGAGAAGCCCATCATCGGGCAGAACATCAAGTTCGACGCGAAGTGGATCTATGCCCACACGGGTGTCGACCTGTCGTTCTGGCTCAGCTGGGATACGCAGATGTCGTCGCACCTGCTCGACGAGACATCGAGTACTCGACTGAAGGAGAGAGCCCCGGCGACCTTCGGGGTCGAGCGCTGGGACGACCACGACCTGACGTACCCCGGGGCGGCTGAGGAAGTACCTGTATTCGATCTCGGGTCGTATGCCGCAAGAGACACTTATTGGACATGGAAACTGTACGAGCGGCACACGGACCTCATGACAGACGGTGTCTGCGTCTCTGACGAGGATGGGTATCTCGATCCCGAGTCGCGAGAGCTGATCCGGCTCGGGACTCTTGCTGATCTCGTCGCGATGCCCACCGTGTCGTCTCTGACAGCGATCGAGCAGCGCGGCATGGGGCTCGACTCCGGCTGGGTGCGAAAGCACCTGACGGAAGACAAGTCCCGTGCATCGGAACTGACTGTCTCTCTCGCAGAGCTGTACGACATGGATCCCGACGGGGCGTCGTTCGCGCCGACCTCGAAGTGGTTCCTGGAGTGGACCGGTCGAGCAGTAGCAGCCGGGGATCTCGTCATCGGTGGACTGACGAAGACCGGCCGTCCGCAGTGGGACAAGGCCACGCTCGTCCGGCAGGCTCGACGCGGGTCGTCCGTCGCTGAAGACCTCCTGGAATTGCGCTCTGCTGTGAAGCGCGCTGAGTATCTGACGAGCTGGCTCGGGATGGTGACTCCGGAGGGAACGATCCACACGACGTATCACGCGGGTCGGGTCGTGACGGGCCGGCTCTCGTCGAGCGAGCCGAACGTTCAGCAGATCACGAAGTCCCTGAAGCCTGCGTTCGTCCCGAAGAGTCCGGAGAACGTCATTGCCGAGCTGGACTTCTCTCAGATCGAACTGAGGGTGGCAGCGTTCATCTCGCGCTGTGGACCGATGCTGGACGCGTTCCGAGCTGGTCAAGATCTTCACCGTCTGCTCGGTGCGAAGCTGACCGGTAAAGCCCCAGAGGACGTGACGGACACCGAGAGGCAGGCAGCGAAGTCCGCGAACTTCGGACTGCTCTACATGATGTCGCCCGGAGGGTTTCAGACGTACGCAGAGACGTCGTACGGGGTGGCCTTCACTCAAGACGAGGCCGCTGCGGTGCACCGTGCCTTCTACGAGATGTGGACAGGGATCGGCGCGTGGCACATCCGGTCGATTCAGAGGGCGCGTCTCGACGGTCAGGTGGTCTCACCAATCGGCCGTGTCCGCCGTCTGCCGGACATCCACAGCCCCAACGGCCAGAAGGTCGGGTGGGCGGAACGCTCGTCGGTCAACTCCCCTGTGCAGGGTTTCGCCTCCGACCTCATGCAGCTGGCCGCTGCGTGGATCGGCGGGTTCGTCCGGGGTCATGGCGCCGTTCAAGGTGCCGAGATCGTGGGTACGGTTCACGACTCGATCGTGGTCGAAGTCCCGAGAGACGGCTGGGAGCGTGTCGTCCGTACGTGCATGGAGCGAATGGTGTTCGTCGGGACTCTGCTCAGCCCGCTTGGGTGCACTCTCGACGTCCCCCTGGCCGTCGAAGCGAAGTGCGGTACTCGCTGGGGCTTGGCTGACGTGGGGGTGCTGACGTGAGCAAGTACGGGACGAAGGTTGTCGAGACTGAGGCGCTGTTGGCCTGCTTGGCGGACGACATGAGCGAGCTGAGCAGGCTCTTGTCCACCATGCTCCCTCAGGAGCGAGTCACCTTGGCCCAGACGTGCGAGTTCCTCGCCGAGTCGGCCCGAGACGGCTACGTGAGGGAGGACTGATCGTGGAGCGGTCTTCGTTCAGGGTTCCGGGGATGGCGGTTGATAACTGCCTATGCAACATCGGAGTTCAGGAGTGCCCGGTTCACCCCGGACGTCTCCTGACCAAGGAAGAGAAGGTGGCGTTCCGCAAGGAGTGGGACGCGCGAGTGGATGCGGGGAAGTCTGATGAATATCGAAGATCTGTTTTTCCTGGACCTGGATTCCCATCCGATTGATCTGCGTATCGGGGTTCAGTACGAGGTGGTTAAGACCGTCGTCGAGCGGAATCCCTTCGGGGACATGAGGTCGGTCGAGCGCCGTCACCTGCTGAAGGAGGTCACTCCGCCCATCAAGCGGGACTCCCCCAGAGCCCTGGGGGAGGTGCTCCCTTCAGCTGGTGACCTCATCGAGGTCGAGCTGTTCAAGCCCAGCGGGAAGTACTACACAACCGAGCAGTGGGAAGTCCCCAAAGGGGCTATCGGTCCCTACGACATGCGCCGCTCGGAGAGTTTCCGCCGGATCGACGGTGGGGCGGTTCTCGTGACGTCACAGGGATGGGGATATCCCCAGCTGTTCCCCGGTCACGGTGCACCTGCCCACGGCTCTGAGACGGCTTCTGACGGCTGACAGACTGCACACGGGGAGAGCCTCTGGCGCTGATGGCTCTCCCCACTTGTGTGTTACATTGAACTTACATAACGCTGGCTTAGGGAGGTTGATCATGAAGGTGACACCAGGCCGTAGGCGCCCCGGAGGCTCGCTCCTGTCGCGTCCGATCTCGGTGCGCGTCGACACGAGTATCTGGGAGTCAGCCAAGGAGGCTGCTCACGCCCAGAACACGTCGATGAGTGCGCTCGTCTCGAACCTCCTGGAGGAGTGGCTTGAGAAGAATCCAGTGAACGGTGCTGACTGTGATGAGTCCTGATTCCGCATTGCTGGGGAAGTTGATTCAGAGAACAGGCACCTGACAACCGGAAAGACCCCCGATTGCCAGATCGGGGGTCTTAGAGATACAGGACGTCGTCAGCTAAACCAGGATAACAGTGGCCTGGTTATGTGGCGTCCCCACGGGAAGGGGCTCACACGGTGCGCACTGGGACGCCCGTCGATCTGGCCACAGAGTGGCTGGAGACATTCTTCGTTCATCCGCAGATCCCGAGGCCGTACATCCACCTGACCTTGTGTCAGGGTCGGGACGACTGGGACGAGCTTCTGCCGATGCACCAAGGGATCTTCGACAACGATCCCGAGTGGCTGGAGAGTCTTGCTGACTCTGTGGTGCAGGCATCCTCCGAGTTCAATGTCTTCTGTTGCCCCTATCCATCTGCGTCCGGAGGACGTCGACTCAAGGGCAATGCCTCCCACCGCCTGTTCGTGCACGCGGACATGGACGGTGCCGTCAATCTCGGAGCTGTCAGGGCTCTCGGCGGTTTCGCTGTCGCGAGTGGATCCCTGACCGCGGACGGAGAGCCGCGTGGTCACGTCTACGTCCGTCTGTCGGAGTCGGTCGACGCTGCAACACACACGGCGCTCTGCGTCGCCCTGGGCGCCTACCTCGGTGGAGAGGCTGCCGGGTGGGACTCCAGCAAGGTGCACGACAACGACGTGTTGCGTCCGTGTGGGACGCAGAATCTCAAGCCAGGTGCTCAGGCCGTTTCGTGGCTGATCCGTCCGGAGGACGCTGGGACCTGGGAGCCGGAGCTTCTCGTCAAGCAGCTCGGCGCGGTGATCGTCGAGCAGCCTGCCGTCAGCGCTGTCGATGGTCCTGGGCCCCGGTCAGAGGTAGACCCAGACCGGGCTCGCCGCTTCACGATGGAGCAGGCAGAGACCTTCGTGGCATCGAAGCTCTCCGAGTTGGAGCACGCGCCGAAGGGCACACGGCATCCACGACTGAACGCTGCGTCAGCGATCATGGGGCACTTCGTCGGAGACTTCTGGACCTGGGACGAGGCCGTCGAGCGTCTCCGGGCCATCTGTGACCTACCGTCCCGAGAGTTCGAGCGCACCGTCAGCTCAGGTCTTCGCGCGGGGATGGCTGACTGGGTGGCTGAGATGGTCGAGGACGACGAGGACCAGGACGACGATGAGGATGACGTCCAGGGGGAGGTCAGCGCTGACGGAGATGCATCTGTTGATGGCGAGGAACAGCCTGCTGAGAGCCGATCGTCGTGGCATCCCATCGACCTTCACGGGGCGTTGGCCGGCGGGCTCTCACGGCCTCAGCCGACGATGCTCCCGAGGGACGACGGGGTCTGTCTCCTCTACCCCGGGAAGACTCACGCGATCAACGGTGAGTCGGAGTCCGGGAAATCCTGGGTGGCTCAGATCGAGGTGGCTCGGCTGCTCCGTGAGGGGCAGCCGGTTCTCTACCTGGACACCGACTCCGACGAGCAGGACGTTCTCACGCGGCTTGTGCTCGACCTCGGGGTTCCGGCAGATCTGGTGATCGAGCACCTGGACTACCGACGTCCCGAGTCAGCTCCGAGCAGCATCATGATGCGAGATCTTCTGACGACGCGGTACCGGTTGATCGTCATCGACGGTGTCACTGACGCCGTTCAGACGTGGATGCCGAAGGATTCCCCAGGCCAGCGCTCGATCAACGACAACGACTACGTCAGCGCGTGGATCAACCGGTTCCCGAAGCGCCTCGCCGAGGTCACTGGGGCAGCCGTGGTCATGCTCGATCACGTCGCGAAGGGGTCAGAGGGTCGGTTCGCGATCGGTGCCGAGCGGAAGCTCTCGGGTATCACCGGGGCCGCATACATCGCGGAGATCCTTCAGCCTCTCGGGCGTGGGCGGGTCGGTCGTGTTCTGCTGAAGGTCGGGAAGGACCGGGGTGGGGCAGTCCGGCAGCACGCCATGTCAGACGCAGGCTCAGGACGTATTCAGCGGATCGCTGAGCTGCTCATCGACGGGACAGGTGAGCACGTCCGCGCTGAGCTTCTCCGGCCGTCAGAGCCCCCGTCTCCGGAGGCTGAAGAGGCTGCCAAGGCCTTGACGGTCGTTCAGACTCTCCGAGGTCACAGCTGGAGCAAGACGGACCTGTCTGATCATGTCCCGCTCTCGTCGTCGGACCTCAACACTGTGCTGTCGACGCTGACGGCTGACGGGACGCTCGTCATGACTCGGGAGAAGCGGGCAGGTGACAGGTCGACCAAGCTCTACTACTCGCTGGCTAACGAGGCTGCCCCGATTGCGCTTCCCTACGGACTGCCGTAGTCAAGTTATGTGTTACACTAAGCTTACATACTGGGAAGGGGAGCGGTGGTGAGCACTTTCGTACCTGGGGGGCCTCCGAGGTTCAAGCACCAGGAAGACGGCCTGCGTCACATGATCAGAACCGGCGGGACGTCAGCGCTGCTCTGGGAGCCCGGTACGGGCAAGACAGCGGCCACGATTGACTTTCTTGGGGTGCTCACGCTCGTGCGTGCTCGGAAGGCTCAGCCGGAGACGCGCGTCCTGGTTGCCTGTCCTCTGGCAGCCGTCGACACCTGGGTGAGTCAGATGCCCAAGTGGGCCTCCCCGCAGATCGGATTCTGGGCTGAGGCTCTCGGGGGGACTCTCCTTCACCGCGCTGAGGCGCTGGCTGCTCGTGGGGGGAAGCCGTTCGCTCGCTCTCTCGGAGGCAGCAAGGCAGGCAGTCGAGCCGGGAGAGCCCGGACATCCTCCGGAGCACCTCGGACTCTGCACCTCGAGAAAACCAGAGCACTGTCGTACACCCACGATCTTGTGGTCCCTGCTGACGAGAAGCATCCACGCCTAGTGGTCGAGGTGCTGAACCTCGACACGTTCTCCTCCCGGGTGGCAGTCGGCTCTCGGACGATGGCTGACGTCCTCCTGGACGCTGTGACTCGCTTCGACCCCGAGGTGGTCATCGTCGATGAGGTTCACCGGATCAAGGGTGTCTCGTCGAACGTGTCCCGAGTTATGGCCCGGATCGGCCGGAAGGTGCCTCGCCGGATCATCCTCACCGGGACGGTGATGCCCCACTCGCCGCTCGACGTCTGGGCGCAGTGGCGGTTCCTCGATCCGACAGCCTTCGCGATCAGGCTTCGGGATGGGACGTTCCACCCGCTGAGCTTCCAGATGTTCCAGGACCGCTACGCCAAGATGGGCGGCTGGATGGGGAAACAGGTCGTCGGGTTTCGTCGACTCGAGGAAATGCAGGAGGTCATGTCGGAACGGGCGTCAGTCGTCCGTAAGGCCGACGCCCTGGACCTTCCGAAGACCACAGACGTCATCGTCCCGGTGACGCTCTCGGGACCTGAGCAACAGGCCTACGGCGACATGGTCAAGACGATGATCGCCCAGCTGGGAACGTCTCAGGTCGTCGCCAAGGGTCAGCTGGCGCAGATGATGCGGCTCAGGCAGATCACGGCTGGGGCGATCGGACAGGGCTCGGGGATGGTCAAGTCCTCGAAGGTCCAGGTGATCAAGTCCCTGGTCCAGGACACGCTGGCTGACGAGACGCGCGTCGTCGTCTTCGCTCTGTTCCGGGAGGAGATCAGGGCCATCGCGTCAGCGCTGACGGCCAAGGGGACAGAGGTACAGGTCATCACCGGAGACACGTCGGTCGAGGATCGCATGGCCATGCGGAAGAGATTCAAGTCCGACGATCCTGCTCGACTCGTCATGGTCTGCCAGATCAGGACGATGTCCCTGGCCGTCAACGAGCTGGTCACAGCCAGCCACGCAGTATTCGCCACGCTTCCCCAGCAGAGGGACGACCTGGTGCAGGCCAGGGATCGGCTCAACCGTCTGGGGCAGACCAAGCCTGTGACGTTCTGGTACACCGTCGCCCCCGGCACGGTGGACGAGGTCGTCATGACAACACACCAGCAACGCGGTTCGCTCGAAACCGCGATGCTCAACCATGTGAGGAGTTATCGGACATGACAGACACCGTGGATATGGGGAGTGCTCCGGAGACGGTGGGGACTCTGCCCACGCCTGAGTCTCCGACGACTGTCTACGTCAGCTACTCGGGCCTGGTCCAGCACAGGACGTGTCCGCAGAAGTGGGCGTTCAAGCGCGTCGACCGCCTGGAGTCTCTGGTGTCGGAGGACGACGTCCCCGTTGAGAGGGAGTTCGGCTCGTGGTGGCATGCGCTGCGAGCAGCGGACTCGGCGGTCAGAGGTCTTGCGAAGGGTTCGCTCAAGTACGTTCCGCCGGAGGTTTCTCTCCCCGTCAACGCTGAGGGGAAGGTTTCGTGGGCCCGCGTCGACACACCAGACAAGGTGATCGCTCTCCTGGCCGAGTGGTGGAGTCATCAGCCTCTTGGGATTCGGGCCGTCTGGGTCGAGCGTCTCGGCGAAGACCCGGTGACCCGGATTCAGACGATGAACCTCCGATGGGGTTACGTCCACCAGATGGATCTCCAGTTCGAGGAGCCGATCGCTGTCGAAGTCCACTGGGAGCGTGAGCTGTGGGTGGATCAGTCCACCAACACGCGATACGTCCTGGTCGGGATCACAGACGAGGTCGTTCGCGACACTAAGCGCGGGATCGTGGTCGCCCGTGATCACAAGTCCCACAAGAAACTGGGCAGGATCACGAAGTCTGACGAGCTGCTCGACTCCCAGCTCCAGCTCTACGTCTGGGGCCTGACACCGACTCTCGAACAGTGGGGAATCGGTCAGGTGCAGGCCACGGCGTACGACCGTGTGCGGATGACTGCGCCGTCCACTCCTGTCCTGACACAGGCAGGCACTCTCTCGAAGTCGGTCACGGACTACGACGCGATCACGTACCGGGCATGGGTCGGGGACGGTCAGCCGTTCGCCGGTCGGAAGAAGGACGGCTCTGCCTCCGGCATCTACACGCTGGACGAGGCCGTTCTGGCTCGGCTCGACACCCCTGCGGTGTGGGCCGGCTGGTGCCACAGAACGCTGACGCCGGTCAGTCGGCATGCGATGAGAGCCCACCTGATGAGCGCTGCTGTGACGGCGGCGGACATCTCGCGTACGCGAGCGCAGTACGCCCGGGACGGGTTCGCATCACGTCTGTTCGCGCCTCACTGCACCTGGTGCGACTACTCCGGCTTGTGTCAGGCCCAGCTCACCGGTGGTCCGGGCGGGGATTACGACCTCGCGTCGTTGCGTCTCCAGAAGCGCGCTGAGAGCTGATATGTAGTCGTACTGTGCTACACTAGGTCTACACAACAGGGAGCAAGATCCCGACGAAAGGTAGTGATGTGACAGAGAAGAGATCCCCGGAAGTCCGGACGTGGTTCTTCACGTTCGGCTCGGGGCATGCACTGGGGGGTGAGTCCCTCGGTCAGCGGTACATCACGTTGTACGGCACCAGCCCGGAGGCTCGGACCCTCATGCACGAGCTGTTCGGCCGGATGTGGAGTCACCAGTACCGGACGGCAGATGACGCCGGAGTCAGCAGGTGGGGCCTGACGGAGATCAAGCGGTCAGAGGTCATCGCGCGGAAGCAGGCAGGCGAGCGTGTGACCAGTGAGTGCTCGGAGGCTGAAGGTGACTGACTTCAGCACAGCGTTCAAGACGCTCGACGAGCTGGGTTCTGACTACACGTCGATGTTGATCTACGGGTATCAGGGAACTGGAAAGACGTTCCTCGCATCGACCATGGCCAATGTTGGGAAGACGTTGTATGTCGACCTCCCCGGAGAGAAGGGTGTTCGGTCTTTCCAGGGCGCGCCTTGGGCTGACAACATCGTTGTTTATCGGCCGGAGTCTGTGACTGATCTTGACGACCTGTACTGGTATCTGGCCAAGGGTGATCACGAGTTCAAGGCTGTGGTTCTCGACAGCCTCACGTCGGCACAGAAGCTCGCGATGCGGTTCCTCCAGAACTACGACGAGACCGTGGTCAGAGAGATCAAGCGAGGAGTGGCCCCTCCGGACATGCGGGTCTGGGGCCAATCCCTGGAGATCATGAATGACATCTGCGGGTACTGGTGCGGACTGGCTGACGCTTCGCGCAACAGGCCGATGCACGTCGTTCTCACCGCCCAGGTGAAGACGATCGAGAACGAGGTGGAGGGCATCGTCGAGCGTCTTCCGGATGTCCAGAAGGGGGCTGTCTCGGCTTCCCTTGCCTCCCCTGACTACGTCGTCTACACCCAGGTGGAGGACAACCCCGAGGTAGAGGACGGGGTGCTCTACACAGCTCGGATAGGTCCCGGCGGTGGGTACCGGACAAAGGGACGGATTCCGTACCTCCTTCAGGGGAAGCTTCCCACCGTCCTCGGGCGGAGCGGGAAGGCGACGGATCTCACCACCCTCGGGCGTGTTCTGGGAGTCGGGGGAATCCCTGCGCTGCCTACTGCTCCGGCACCGACAACCGAACCGATCAACCCACTCAACTCGACTGATTCAGCAGAGGAGAACGCCTGATGGCGCGCATCACAATTGACCTTCGGAACTACCGGAACAACTTCGGAGATCGAGTGAATCCAGGGCGGTACTTGGTCGCTGTCGACTACGTGCGTGACGACGGTAATTCCGCCAAGGGGAATCCAATGATCATCGTCTTGTTCCGAGTGATCGGCGGGGAGTTCGACGGAGCGACGATCGCTGACCGGCTCATCCTGTCGGAGAAGTCGCTGTGGAGGGTGGTCGAGTTCCTCCAGGCTCTTGGGATCAAGACCCCTCGGCAGCGTCTGGAGTTCGATATCAACTCCTGGGTTGGCAAGCGTCTGGAGATTGACGCTGACGACGGTGAGCCGTTCAGGGGCAAGATCAAGAGTGAGGTGCGCGGATACCTCAAGCTGGTCGCGTCGTCCGCTCAGCCGGAGAAGGACCTGGACGACCTGGTCACTGCTCCCTCTCAGGTGAGCGCTGCGTTCCAGGAGGAGAGTGCTGCCGGGATGAGCGAGGCAGAGACCCTGGCGGCCATCGAGGCTACTCCTGGTCCGCTGGACGTAGCCATGGTGGATCTGTAGTTCGTCTGACGGGCCGGACAGCGAGGTAAGAACCTGGGTCAGCACGGCGGCTGGTTGGCCGTGGCGAGTAATGACTGACCCGGGTCGCCCATCTCAGAGCCGGTCAGGGGCTTCGGCCTCTGGCCGGTTTCTGTATTCAGCAAGAGGAGAGGGAGAGATGGGACGGCACCTGCTGGAAGTGACCAAGGACGGGGAACTCACAGAGCTGGAGGTGATCCACGAGGGATGTCCGGAAGAGCTGGTGAGCTACGGGGACGGGTTCACGGCTATCTGTTACGGCTGTGACGTTGATCAGTTCGTGGCAGATGGTGCCCTGGAGACTGACGAGTTCAGTGAGTTGGCTGGGGGGACGTACGAGATTGAGCCGTGGGTAGAGGAGCACAGAGCAATACCTGGGGTGCGCGGACCGGAGTGGTCGTCAGGTCTCCACATCGTTCGGAAGGTCGAGACGCCGTGAGCAACGAGAGCGTTCTGGTCAACCGGATCAAGAGAGCGATCATCGACAGGTACCCGCTGGCCTGGGTGTTCAAGGTCGTCGGAAGTCCCCAGCAGGAGAGCGGAGTTCCGGATCTTCTGGTGGCCGTGGACGGTCGTCTCGTCGGCCTGGAGGTGAAGTGCCGGCGGGCGGGTGAGTCAGAGCAGGCAGCGCGGAACCGCGCGACGAGACTCCAGCTGACGCAGATAGTCCAGCTGAGGGACGCCGGGTGTACTGCCGAGGTCGTGCTGTCTCACACCGAAGCGCTGAGCGTGATCGAGCGGGCTCTGAAAAATTCCTCAGAATAAAAGTTCTAGCGAGAGGATTATTTCCCCGTTGTGTGTTACAGTAGACATACACAAGGGGGAACGACCCCGCTGATCGAAGGAGCACACCATGGCACACGAGATCACCGAGCGCGACGGAGTCTTTGCTTACCGTGAGCCCATGTGGCACGGCCTCGGGACTGTTCTTCCCGAGTACCCCACCCGCGAAGAGGCTCAGGCGATCGCCCACCCGTGGGAGCCGGTCACCGAGGATCTCTACCGCAAGGTGGTCGAGATCGACGAGAACGGCAACCTGGTCGAGCGCTTCGAGATCAGCGACACCGCGAAGCTGAACGTCCGGTCGGACGACGGGTTCGAGCTCGGTCCGGTGAGCCCCGGCTACGTCACGGTGAACAACTCGACCATGTACGACATCGCTGAGGCGATTCAGGGCGTGGACAAGGGCGCCGTGAAGTACGAGACGGCCGGAAGTCTGGCCGGCGGGTGCCGAGTGTGGCTGCTCCTGCGTCTCGCCGAGCCCATCCAGATCATCGGCGACCCGAACGGGTCTGTGATCCCGTTCTTCGCCCTCCAGAACGCTCACGACGGCTCTGCCAGCTTCCGCGGGCAGGCTCTCGCCGAGAGGATCGTCTGCGCCAACACGGCGCGGATGGCCGACATGTTCGCCAAGGAGTGGGGCACCGAGTTCACGTTCTCTCACACGAAGAACGTGCACGACAGGATCGAGCAGGCCCAGAAGGCTCTCGCCGGATGGCGCGACAGCATCTCCGCGTATCAGACACTCGGCAACCACTTGGTCACGGTCAAGTTCGACGAGGCGGACAGGGAGATCTTCCTCTCCCGGTTCATCCCGATGCCGGCCCCTGGCACCTGCTCCGACCGCGTGGCCAACAACGTCGAGCAGGCACGCGCCGCAGTTCGCGGGTTCCTCGCCAGCCCTACGTGCGAGGGGATCGAAGACACGGCGTGGGGCACGGTGCAGGCCAGCCTGGAGTACCTGAACCACGGTCGGCGTGCACACCAGGCAGAGAGCAGGTTCAAGCGGACCTACCTGGACCGGAGCGACCTGGTCAGTACCGCAACGAAACTCGTGAAGGAGATCGCCGGTGTCCCTGCCTGACTCTCAGGTCTGGGCTGAAGCCCTCCTGGCCGAGTTCAGTACTTCGGTACTGGGCAAGGCTCGGAGGGCTTCGGCCCGTTGCCTGGTCACTCCTGACGCCACAGCGCCGAACGTGTGGTGGGTCGGGTCCCTCCGGCCGGAGCAGACGACTGCCTACCGCGTGACACTCATCGAGGCACCCGAGCAGCGCTGGGTCTCCTGCTCGTGTGCTCACGGCCAGAAGTCCGGCGGAGGTAACTCCCGCTGCTACCACGTGGCCGCTGTACTCACCCACCTGAAAACGAGAGGAACAGACCAATGACGGGGAATCCGGTGTTCGATTCGGAGCAAGAGCTGAGAGATCTCAGGAAATCGATGGCTGAGATTTCGTTCAGGATCGGAGAGCTGATCAACACCAAGCTGTCGACACTGAAAATAGATCTCGAAGACCTCATGGGCGAGTTCGCGGGGGAGGTGGTTCGGGCCGCTGCCGACAGGATCACTGAGATTCGGTCTCAGACGGAGGAGAAACCTCAGGAGGCGCCAGAGACGATCGACGTCGACACTCTCCCCCTGGAGCAGCGGCTCATCCTGGAGACACTTCAGAGCAGGGCACGCGAGGGGCATCGGACGTGGTCGATCACGGAGGAGGCGACGGACCACCTGAAGGCGCTGACTGCTCTCGGTCTTGTGACCTGGGACAGCGGCCCGGTGGAGAACTGGGTGCGGGCCACTCTGACGATCCAGGGCTCAGCTCTCTTGTCGGCCGGGGGTATCCCGGAGGAGAACAGCGACTCCGAGTCGGAGGATGGTTTCACCTCAGCTGAGAGGTCTCTGCTCTGGAATCTCTGGATCGACTACATCCGTGGGGCGGGGTCGTCTCTGCTCTCCCCTGAGTCCTCCGAGGCATGGGCAGCGGCTATGGCGCTGTCAGAGCAGGGGCTGGTCGTCCTCTGGCCGACTGACGAAGGGAAGGACCTTAACAAGATCAAGTTGACTAAAGCCGGACATGACCTCATGCGAGACCTGAAAGAGACGGCCCCGTAACTACAGCTCAACCCCTCCACAGCTGACGCTGACCCTGCGTGGATCATGAGACGATGCGACTCTGGTCCACGCGGGAGGAAGTTGATCATGGAACCTCATGGGGTCTCGACACCCATCGAACCCCGCCGTGACAAGTTCAACCGGCGGTTGTGCACGGCACACAGGAGTAAGACGGGCGAGCCGTGCATGGCCCCGGCGATGCGTGGGCAGAACGTGTGCAGGGCTCACGGCGGTGCGGCGTCGGCAGCGAAACGAGCAGCGAAGCTCAGGCTCGCAGCGCTGGTAGAGCCTGCTATTGCCACCCTGGCACGGGAGATGGCCGACAGGTCGAACACGTCGAGGGACAAGCAGACAGCGGCGAACAGCCTCCTGGACCGCGCTGGCTGGGGTCGGGTCACGAAGATCGAGGCAGCGGACGCGCGTGAGCTGCTCTTTCAGCGTCTCCTGGAGATCCAGGCGGACAACGACGGACGTGACGCAGGGGTGGCCGACGCCCCGTCTGACCCGCTGGACGACGACGACGATGAGCAGGGAGATCAGCAGTGAGGAGATCCTCAGTGAAGCTGTACGAGTCGCACAGCATCGAGTACATGCGGTTGTCGGACCTCAAGGAAGACCCGTGCAATCCGAAGGCCCACGACGAGAAGGCCATCGAGGAGTCGATCCGGCACTTCTCGATCATCGAGCCGTTCGTCATCGACGGCAGGACGGGGTTCCTGGTCTCAGGGCACGGACGACGGAAGGCTCTGCTCTCGATCTGCGAGAACAAGGGACCCCTCCCGAACGGCGCGTCCATCGACGAAGAGGGGTACTGGACCGTTCCGGTTGTCACCGGATGGTCGTCGAAGTCGGACCGGGAGGCTCACGCTGCTCTCATCGCCCTGAACAGGACGACGGAGCTGGGCGGGTGGGTTGACGAGACCCTGCTCAGCCTGCTCGATGAGCTTCAGGAGATGGACGACGACTACCCTCTCGGGTTCACGGATGAGGATCGTGAGGCTCTGCGCCGACTCACCGAGGCAGAGGAGTACCTCAGCACAGCCTGGGTGCCGACCGGTGACGATGGTCCGGACGACCTCAGCAACCCGAGGATGCCTGGTCTCGCGCGTGATGCGCTTCCCCCACCTCCGCTCGAAGGACACCCGATCCGTGACCTGGGTGCGTACCGGACGCTCGTCGTGCGTGTCTCCGACGAAGAGGCGTACCGGCGTCTCGTCGAGTTCATCGGTACGCCGATGCGGAGGGGGGCCGGCAACGGGACCGAGAGCTACTGGTACGGCGAGCAGCCGGAGCGGCGCCGGGACGCAACGCAGCAGGCTCAGACAGTGATCGGGGACGATGACGATGCTCCCGATCTCTGACGTCTGGGTGCCCTCTGATCGACAGCTCTCGCCGGTCATGCCCCTGTTCCCGATCTACATCCAGAGCAAGGGGCGCTCTGACCTGGTCTCCGGCACTGTCCGGCTGCTCTCGGCTATCCGTGTGCCCTTCACTCTCGTGGTCGAGCACGACGAAACGTCGCTCTACGAGGAGCAGGTCTCAGGTCTCGGTGGGTACGGACGTGTGCTGACCCTCGATCCGGAGTATCAGCGCAGCTACGACCCCTGCTGGGACCTTCCACCTGACGCCTCGCGCGGCTCAGGTCCGGCTCGGAACTTCGCGTGGGATCACGCGCTGTCAGAGGGGCACTCGTACTACTGGTGTCTGGACGACAATCACCTTGATCTCGGGTGGTTCTACGGTGCACGGAAGGTGCTCGCCAGCGATGCCGGTCCGCTCCGGTACCTGGAAGAATTGATGCGTCGTTATAGGAATGTCGCAATGGGCGGATTGGATTACATGATGTTCTGTAATCCTAAGAACAACGGGAATGCGCCTCTTGTCAATACTCGTGTATATTCATGCAATCTTATACGGACTGATCTTCCACAGAGATGGCGTGGTGTATACAACGAGGACACCATTCTTTCATTAGATTTAATGAAAGCAGGATGGAATACGATCCTATCTAAATTCGGAATCGTCAATAAGACGACGACGATGCGGACTAAGGGAGGGAACACCACGACCATCTACGCGGGTCCTGACGCTCACCTCCGTAAGGCGTTGGTCCTGGTCAGAGCCCATCCGGACGTCGCACGTGTCGTCACGCGGTTCAACCGGACGCACCATCATGTGGACTACAGGCCATGGCAGCGCCGTCTGTGTGTGCCGTTCGAGGACGCCACACCTTCTCCGGCCATCTCGTTGAACATCACCAAGGGCCACTGGTCGACCAGGTCCCGGTCAGAGGAGGAAGAAACCAGTGAGTGACGCACCTGACTACACGATGGAAACTGTTCTGGTTACCGGAGCAGCAGGATTCCTCGGTGGACGTATTTGCTGGGAGCTTCTGTCGCGGGGCAGTCGAGTCATTGCCGTCGATAACTACAGCACTGGGTCACAGACGACTCTCATCGCTCTGCGCTACTCGAAGTTCAGTGACCGGATTCAGGTGATCGAGCACGACATCACCGATCCGGGCTTGGACCGCCTGGTCCCTCGGTGTGACAAGATCATCAACCTGGCGTGCCCGGCGTCCCCAGTGCAGTACCGGCTCAACCCCCTCGGGACCCTTGCGGCGTCGTCGGTCGGCGTGATGAATCTCCTGGACCTGGCGCTGATCAACCGCGCGACGTTCCTTCAGGCGAGCACGTCGGAGGTATACGGCGACCCGCTCCGCTGCCCCCAGGTCGAGACCGATCCGGGCTACGTCGACAGCATGTGTGACCGGGCCTGCTACGTCGAGGGGAAGCGCTCGGCGGAGGTAGCCGTCACGCTCTACCGAGAGCGCTGCGGGGTTTCCACCAGGATCGCGCGGATATTCAACTCGTACGGTCCGGGGATGTCTCCCGACGATGGGCGTGTCGTCTCGACGTTCATCCGGCAGGCTCTCGACGAGGAGCCACTGAGTGTGCACGGCAACGGCGAGCAGACACGGTCGCTGTGTTTCATCTCGGACACGGTGCGCGGGCTGCTCTCGATGGCTGACTACCCCTGCGCCATCACGCACCCGATCAACGTCGGGAATCCCGACGAGGTCAAGATCATTGATCTTGCTGCGGAGATCTGGCAGATGATCCACCCCGGCACGGTGCCGGAGATCGACTACCTTCCTGCATCCGAGCAGGACCCTCGGCGCAGACTGCCGGACATCCGGCGAGCGAACGAGGTACTCGGCTGGGACCCGGTCATCTCTCGTGACGAGGGTCTGCGCTGGACCATCGACTGGTTCCGTGGACGTCTACAGGGTCCCGGAGCAACGGTCGACACCCCCTGACGTCGTGGCTGCTCTCACCGGGTCGGATGACGACATCCGGCACATGCTCTCAGGGCTGAGCCCTGCTCAGATCGGAGAGTTGGTGGACTCTCTGCCCCCGCTCGCAGCGTCAGCTCTGCTCGACAGTCTGGGAGGGATCGAGTCGGCCACGCTCCCGGCCTCTCCGATCGAACAGGCGTACGCACTCGGTGAGCCGTTCCGGGTCCGTCCCCAGCTGGAGTATCTGTCGTCGGTCATCGTCGATGCCTTGCACGACGTCGAGAACGGGATCGACCGGAAGATCATCGTTCAGATGCCTCCGAGGTCGGGCAAGACGACGATGCTGACGATGCTCACCCCAGCGTGGATCCTTGCGCTGCATCCGTCGTGGTCGGTTGCTCTCGTCAGCCACGACCCGTCGCTGGCCACCAGCTGGGGACGGCAGATCCGGCGTTGGGTCGAAGCGGGTCTTCTCGGTCCAGGTGTGCGCGTCGCTCCGGACGCCGGGGCAGTCTCGGAGTGGGAGACGACCGAGCGGGGGAAGCTCATGGCTGTCTCGTACCGAGAGTCCCTCACAGGCCGTGGCTGCCGTGTGCTCTGCATTGACGACCCGATCAAGGATGCAGTGAGCGCTCACAGCTTGATCGCTCGTGACGCTGTCTGGGACTGGTGGCGCTCTGTCGCTCAGACCCGCCTGGAGCCTCCCTCGCTCGTCATCGTCACGCTCACGCGCTGGCACGACGACGACATCGTGGGCCGTCTGCTCAGCTCCGAGTTCGACGGCGATCCCGCTGACTGGACCGTGGTCGAGCTCCCCGCTGTCGCAGAGGAGGGCGACCAGCTCGGTCGTGAGGTAGGTGCCCCGCTTCTCTCTCCGATCATTGACGAAGACGACGAGAGCGCCACCAAGAGGCTGGAGGACGTCCGGCGGAACGTTGGTGAGTACGTCTGGGCAGCGCTGTACCAGCAGAAGCCGAGTCCGGCCCAGGGTGCGATCTTCTCGACTGACTGGTGGAGGTTCTGGACGACAGACCCGGCACGAGCTACCGAGGACGGTCGTGTCGTCTACCTCGACCCCGACACGTTGGCCGGCGGGCGTTGGCTCGACTCCTGGGACTGTGCTTTCAAGGGGCTCGACTCCTCCGACTGGGTCGTTGGTCAGCGCTGGGTGAAGGTCAAGGCGAATCGGTTCTTGATCGCTCAACGACGTGGCCGTTGGTCGTTCACACAGACGATCTCCGAGATGAAAGCCTGGGCTCACGGAGGTGGACCTCACGGGAGGTTCGTCCATCAACGACTGATCGAGGACAAGGCGAACGGTCCGGCGATTCTCGACGTGCTTCACGAGGAGATCCCCGGACTCAAGCCGATCAACCCGAAGACGTCGAAGGAAGCGCGGGCGCGGTCGGTCACACCGGAGTGTCAGAGCGGGAATGTCTACCTACCCCACCCGCGCGACCCCGGCAACGCTTGGGTACTTCAGCACCTCCTTCCAGAGCTGAGGGATTTCCCGTCTGCGAAGAACGACGACCAGGTGGACACGCTCACCCAGGCGTTGACCGAGTTCCGTGAGCGTGGCTCTGCCTCTCTGACGGTTCCTGGTGCATCGTCTGCCTCCCCCTCCCCAGGTGCTCCCGGACGGCCGATCCGGTCACGTCCGTCTGACCCACGGATCAACTCCCCCAGAGGCCTCCGGCGAGTCACTACAACGGGGCGCTGAGTAGTCCTTTCGAGCCGCTTGTGTGTTACAGTACGACTACATAAGTGCGAGAGGGAGGATTCCCAGTGAAGAGACGTACGGGGTCGAATCGTTACGAAGTCGTTGTGGACGCCAATGGGACGTACTCCTGTCCGGTCTGCGGAAGCCCGTCGATCATCCCGACGACGGACGGGCAGCTTGTGTGTCGTGCCTGCTTGACCGCCGGACGTGTGTTCGATCTGCTGCGGCCCAAGAATCACCGGCCGGTCGTGCTCCACGGCCGAGTGAAGCTTCAGCGCTGGGTGCCGGACTGCGAGCGCAGCACAGCAGACAGATGGGCAGACCACCGCCGATCCGTGAAGCGTCGTCAGACAGTCGATGACTGGTTGTTCGGGTGGTCACGTGACGTCGATGCCCTCAACCGGAAGACGGCTCAGCGCAACCGGCGGTCGAAGGCTCTCAACCGGCTTCGCAAGATCAAGAGGCGTGAGCGAAGGGAGGAGCAGATCCATCGGCGTGAGCGCCGGATCGTTGAGCGCATGGTTTCGACGGGCAAGACGACCGGCCCGATTCGGTCCTGGTGGTACACGAGGTAAACGGGGAACGATCATGTGTATGAAGTCCACGCACCGCCTGGCGGCTGCCGCACTCTGGCTGGCCGTCGCCCCCTCCGACCCGCTTCCGCTTGCTGCGGGTACAGCTCTCGCCTACTACTCCGGAGGAGGGTCGTTCAGTCCCGACATGGATCTCTCACTGGGCATCGGTCACCGGGGGAAGACTCATCTCCTGGAGATCCCGCTCGCTCTCGGAGTCCTGGCCGCTGTGATGGCTCTCCCAGGACTTCCTCTCTACTGGGTCCCCTTCTCCCTGGCTGTCGGGTGGGGGTCTCATCTCCTGCTCGACATCTTCTCTGGCCGGCGGGGAATCCCGTCGAAGATTCTCAGGTGTCGCCTGACGGTCCCTGACTGGCTGTGGATCCACACAGACGGCTGGTTCGAGCGGATGATCCTGTTCCCGGTGTTCCTTGCGACTGCCGGAGCCCTGGCAGCGCTGAGGGTCTTCCTGATCTGTCTGGAGGTGCAATGACCGATCCAACGATGACGACAACTCAGGTGCGGAAGCTGCTCGACTACGTCCACGCCCTGGACAGAGACAACCCACTTCGGTGTCTGATCTGCGGTCGAAACCTGAAGGTCACGGCTGATTCCGGAGCTCTGGTCTGTATCGGATCGCCTGAGATTCACGACCACGATGACCTGGTCCACCTGGTCGACATGCTCCCGGATCACATCTCTCCGGAGTGCGTTTACCGGGTACTCGCAGACAGTCCTCACGACTCTGTGATGTGTCTGGCGTGTCACCTGCGCTCCGAGTGGGTGAAAACCACCACGCAGATCATCGGCGCGTTCAGAGCCAACCCCAGTGGGTGGCGTACCAGACCAGCGGCTCGGCAGATGACGGTCACGAACCCCTACGACGGGTACACCGTGACCAGCCCAGAGATGGACGAGGAGGGCGAGGATGAGGATGAGGAAGACGTCTGATCATGGATATCCACAGGCTGTGGACAACCTTGTGGACATCGCGCTGATCGTCGGAGCGTCGATCCGGCTGACTCGTCTCGTCACCGTGGATGATCTCGGACGGTGGTGGGTCGCTGACCCACTATCCGCTCGACTCGACAGCCTTGGTCTCGGGAAGTACTCAGAGGGCTTCGACTGCCCGTTCTGCGTCGGGTTCCATCTGACGTTCGCTGTCGTCGCGAGCTACTTCACAGCACGGCGCCTCCGGCGTCTCACAGCGTGGCGTCTGGGTGCGTCAGCGCTGACCGTCAACTACGTCACTGCACACGTCAGCTCACGTCTCGACTGGGACGCCTGACACTCGGCACAGGGGAAACGTGATGGATCCGCAGAGATTTACACCAGGCATCTACCGTCGTCCGCTCGTACAGGCTGTCCAGCTCGACGACTCCACCCCCTGGGGTGCTGTCGCTGACTGGTGTCACGGCGTGTTCCGAGGGGCAGAGGGCGACATCAGGACGTACTGCATCGTGGTCTCCGGCGGAGCGGCGTTGACCGTAGTTGCTCGCGCTGGGGATTGGATCGTGCTCGATCGAGGTCGATATCAGGTCATGAGTGACGACCTGTTCCACGAGACGTTCACGTACGTCGAGCCTCGTACCGCTCTTGACGATGATCTCGCCTCTATCCTGGGGCCGAGGTACTCAGTGCCTCGTCAACCAACCAGGTAACCCTCACAGAGCCGGGGCAGGCATGACTGACAGCGAACGGCGTACACCAGAGGACCCGCGCCCGCTGGACAGTCTGACTGCCTCGGCTCGGAGGATCACAGCCCGGAACATGACCCGAACCGGCTGGTCTGTCTCGACAGAGGGCTGGCAGGAGGACGCCTGGGACATGTTCTCCCTCGTTGGAGAGCTGCGGTTCCTCGCGACGACACTGGCCATGCGCATGAGCTCGGCGAAGTTCTACGTCGGGAAGCTCTCAGACGACAGGACACAGGACCCGGAGCCGGTCGAAGATGCCGACCTGACGGAGATCCTCGACGCTCTCGGTGGCACCGAGTCTGCTCGACACCAGATGTTCACTCGGCTCGGAGTCAACCTGTTCGTTGCCGGGGACGGCTGGCTGGTCGGGATCCCCTCGAAGCTGATCCCGAAGGATCTCCGGACCATCCCGGAGAAGATGCAACAGGAAGATCCTCAGGCTCTCGGTGATGCAGGGCAGTCGACAGACAGGCTTCTGCTCACGAACCCCACGGCTCAGGTTGACCCCGACACGGGGCAGGAGATCACTCCGTCTCTTGACGACTTCCTCCAGGCAGGTACGTACAAGATCACTGACCTGGACTGGAGGATGCTCTCGCTTAGTGAGGTGGCCCTCCTGTCGAGTGGGCAGGTTCAGCTCAAGCTCGGTGAGCACTCGGCAGAGTGGGTGAACTGCTCGCCTGACGACCTGTTCCTGATCCGCGTGTGGCGTCCGCACCCTCGACGCTCGTGGCAGGCAGACAGCCCGACCAGGTCGAGCCTCCCTGTCCTCCGACAGCTCGTCGGCCTGACGATGCGAACCGGCGCTGAGGTGGACTCGCGCCTTGCGGGTGCCGGGGTCCTGGTCGTCCCGACGTCGGCATCCCGTGCACTGAAGGTCGCCATGGGGCTGCCGGAGGACAGCGAGGAAGACCCGTTCACCAGTGCCTTGATCGAGGCGATGCTGACGCCGATCAAGGACCGCTCGTCAGCGTCGGCTGTCGTCCCCCTCGTCGCGACCGTCCCGGACGAGTCGGCAGAGCTGATCCGACACCTGTCGTTCGCTACTCCGCTCGATGAGTACACCGGGGACCGCGTAGATCAGTCTCTCCGGCGTCTGGCTCTCGGTCTCGATGCTCCCCCGGAGATCCTCCTGGGGACGTCAGGGACGAACCATTGGGGTGCCTGGCTGGTCCAGGATGACGTCGTCTCGACGCACCTGAAACCCCCCCTTGCGCTGATCTGTGACGCGCTGACCTCTCAGTACCTCTGGCCTGTTCTACTCGACCAGGGCAAGACCCCGGAGCAGATCCGGGACCTGGTTATCTGGTTCGACGTCTCCGGCCTCGTCGTCCGGCCTACGGCTTCGCAGGATGCTCTCGTGCTTCACGAGCGTGGCGTGATCAGCGCCGAAGCGCTCCGGAAGACGTCGGGCTTCGACGAGAGTGACGCTCCGACTGCGACAGACGGAGAGAACAAGGTTCACCCGATCGAGGTCACGATGGCTCTCGACATCGTCGCGAAGGCGCCGAGCCTGATGTCTGAGCCGGGACTTCCTGCGATCGTCGCTCAGATCCGCGCCGTTCTGAACGGAAACGTTCCGGACATCTCCCCGGAGGATCTGCTCCCCTCGGGAGAGACGTCGGAAACCTCGGGGGGCGGGTCCGGAGAGGGTGAGACCGACGACCCTGACCAGATGGAGCCAGGTGCCGGCCCCCTCCCTCAGCCTGGCGAGCCTGAGCAGCCGGGGCCGACAGACGAATGACACAGACACCTGCACACACGCACGAGTGGCCGGGGCAGTGCCCTTGCTGTGGGGCGTACAGCCTTGTTCCTCCCGCTGGAGCGTCGATCCTCCTGGCCGTCTGTGACGTTCTCGTGACCAAAGCCCTGGAGGCTCTCGGGAGATACGTCGTGCGGTTCGACCGCTCCCGCTGGGCCGCTCTTGGGGATCGTCCGAAGTACATCGCCCACACGCTCTGGCCCCCGACCGACGACATGGTCACGAAGGCGATCCGAGAGGCCTGGGACGTCGTCCCCGTGCTGCTCAACGTGCACGCTCCGGAGGGGTGGCCAGGGTCGGTCAGCGCTGATCGGGTCGGGCAGGAGTTGGACAGCTACGTGCACGACCTGGCGATCACCGGAGAGCAGCACACGCTCGAGGCGCTCGCCGAACGGCTGAGTGTCCGCCTCGGTCTGCACACTGCACAACACCCGTCCACGGAGGTCACACCATGAGCACGATCCTGCTCGACGTCACCTCCCCCGGGTCGCAGACGTCTCAACGAGCAGTGTTCGAGCGACGTGTTCAGCAGGAGAGCACCCGAGCGCTCGGTGTGCTGCTCGACGATGTGCACCTGATCGCTCGTCAAGCGCTCGATGCTCCGGTTCTGATCGCTGCCGGTCAACCGCGTGAACCGTTCACCCTTGGAGCAGTCCGGCGTCTCTGGTCGTCGTTCGTCGACACTGTTGGCTGGGCGCTGGTCTCGACGGTCGGAACTGACGTCACGGCGCTCGATTCCCCACCGTCCCCCACTCATTCGGCTGACGGTCTGACGGCTGCTCAGCGTCTCGGAGTGACAGACCCGTTCGTCGTCTCGACGCTCGATCGCCTGGAAGCGATCGACCTTCCGGCGGAGATCCACACGAGTGCTCTCTCCGTGCTGACACAGGACACGCGGAAGGTCTCGCGGAAACAACTGCTCGCCGCTCTTTCCGCTGCGCTCGACCCGGAGACAGGTCGGGTCATCACGAACATCACGACCGACGACGGCACGTCGACCGAGGGAGACAGCTGGGCGGTGCAGGCCCAGCGGATCGCTCGCACGGAGAGCACAGCGCTGTTCTCGCATTTCACCGAGCAGGAGATCTCCCGGAAGAACTACCCGGGCAAGCGGTGGGTGAGCGTCAGGGATAACCGTGTCCGCCACAGCCACGCTGAAGTGAACGGGACGGCCGTCCGTGTCGGAGAGACGTTCATCGTTGGCGGATACGCAATGACCGGCCCAGGTGACCCCTCAGCGCCGTACTCGGAACGCGCGAACTGCCGATGCCACCTGATTGGTCTCGGGTTCAAGGCAGCGCGTGCTGCCGGAATTCGATGATCGGGCACTACCCTCTGAGGTATGCCACAGCGTGCCGTCACCACCCTCACTGCATCTGCTGACACCCAGATGCTTCCCCGGAGATGGTCCGGAGTCATCGGTATCGAGGGCCAGCTGACCGGCGACGGCCGAATGATCGAGACCAACGCGCTTGAGTGGTCGGTCCCTGCTCCATTCCGGTACGTCGTAGAAGACGTCGGAGCTCACGATGGTGCTCAGGTGGCCGGGACGATCGAGACCACAGAGCGGCGCAAGTGCGGGAAGATCTGGGCTACCGGGACCTTCGACCTGGAGGGGAGGGCGGGGCGGGAGGCTGCTCGGCAGGTTCTCGAGGAACGCACTGTCGGCGTGTCGATGGATCTCGACTCTGTGGCGTTCGAGGTCAGGATTGCTGGCGAGCTGGCCGAGATGTACGAGGAGTTCTTCGGTCCAGTGGACTCGGAAGCTCTGCCCGAGGAGTCTGAAGAGCCGGAGCTGGAGAAGGACGACGAGGGTCGGATCATCGTGGCCCGTGTGAATCCTGACGACGAGGTCCAGGTCACGACCTCAGCGCGTATCCGTGCGGCTACTCTCGTGGCCATTCCAGCGTTCGCGGACGCGAAGATCTCTGCCGACATGGACAGTCTGGAAGACCCCGACGCGACGAGCGGCGTCGGTGACGGGGAAGACGACGAATCAGGCCTCACCGCAGGGGCAGCACCCCAGCCGTTGCCTCGCGCTGAGTGGTTCGCCGATCCCCGTCTGACTGCCCCCACAGCGCTGACGGTGACCGAGGATGGCCAGGTGTTCGGTCATCTCGCGCTGTGGGGGACGTGTCACATCGCCCACTCTGGGGCAGGCGAGTGTGTGACTCCTCCGAGATCTGCCGCTGGGTACAGCTACTTCCACACCGGAGTCGTCAGAGTTCAGGGTGGGGCAGAGATCCCGGTCGGACACATCACACTCGACACAGGTCACGCTTCGGCCAACGCCTCCCCTGCACTTGCACTCGCTCACTACGAGAACACCGGGGCTGTCGTCGCTGACGTCTGCGTCGGAGAAGACCGTCACGGGATCTGGGTGTCCGGCTCGGTAAGGGACCTCAGCGCTGAGCAGCTTCGATCTCTGCGCTCTGCCCCGCTGTCCGGCGACTGGCGCCGAATCGGCGGTCAGCTCGAACTCGTCGCTGCGCTCGCCGTGAACGTCCCTGGTTTCCCTGTCCCTCGGACGGCCGGTCTCGTCGCCTCCGGGGAGATGATGTCGCTCGTTGCTGCCGGGATGGTCGCGCGTCGGCAACTTCCGGCGGCTACCGTCGCTGGCCTGGATCCCGAGGACCTGAAGTACCTGAAGTCGCTGATCACTCGGGAGAGGGCAGCCGAGCAGCGGAAGACGCTCAGTGCAGAGCTGGCCGGCCCCGCTCAGGCATGTGCTCTGAGGGTTCGTGGCTCGGCTCTCGCACTTCGTGCACGGAGATCACTCACTACGGCAGGGAGAAGCTGACATGTGCAACTGCGGAAAGCGGAGCAGGTCGTCTGTCACGTCGAACACTCCTGACTCTGCCAAGACGCCTGCTCCGACCCCTCCGAAGACTCCTCCAGCAGGTGCGACACCTCAGGAGAATCTCCGGCCGACAGCGACGACGGCAGGTAAGACGTCCTCGTTCTCCGTGACCGTGAACGTCAGCGAATCAGCCCCGTCGTTCCGGACTCAGCTGGAGGTACGGGCTGCTCTTGCTCGTGCGGCTCAGGCCCGCCACGGCGGACGCAGGCCACGCGGATAGTCCTAGATCACCTACACTCACACTCAGTGGTTGCTGGCAGCAGGGCCGGACCTCGTCACAGACGAGGAGAAGGATCTGATGTTCACCAGCCGAAAGCGTGCCACCCAGTACTTCACGGACTACGAGGACCAGGGCGCCCCTGCCGGTTCCGAGTTCGTCATCCCAGCGGAGTTCGCCGGTCTCGACGACAGTGCTCTTGCGGCACTCCACACCGAGGCTGTTGCACACTTCGATGCTCTGTACGGAGACGGCCAGTCGCTCACCCCAGAAGACATCGAGACTCTCTCGGCACTTACCGAGGGAATCGAGTCCCTGGCAGCCGAACTTGCCTCCCGTCAGGAGAGCGAGGCGGAGCGGTCGGCCGCTGCGGCCGAACTGGCGGGCAGAGTTCACACCAGCGCTGCCGACTCCGACACCCTGAACTCCGACTCTGACTCTGACTCCGGCGAGGGGTCCGAGGACGGAGGGGAGGCCCCTGTCGAGGAGGTCGACGGAGAGCAGCTGGCCTCCGACGCAGACACGGCGAACGCAGAGACCACGGTTGTTGCGTCTGCCGAGACTCGTACGCCTGTTCGAGTGAACCTGTCGCGTGTGGCCAGTCGGCAGAGCCGTTCGGCAATCCCTCCGGCGCAGACCGGTACCCCCTCAGGGATCCGCGAAGTTCTGATGGCCGCTGGAGACGGCAGCGGGTACGTGGCCGGTCAGGGTGTCACCGTTGACGACGTCGCGCGGATCATCGACCGGCGTCTGGCCGGGTACAACCCCGCCGCGTACTCCTCGGCTGCCCGGTCAGGTCGCGCGCTGCGTCAGCAGTTCTCCGTGGCAACGATCCGCAAGCCCCTCGACTCCCGGTTGATCGTGCGGAACTCCGACCGGGAGCACGTCGAGGAGGTCATGTCCTACGCGACCAACGAATCTCGTCTTCAGGGCGGATCTCTGGTGGCGTCGGGTGGGTGGTGCGCTCCGAGCGAGGTGCTCTACGACCTGTTCGAGATCGAGAGTCGGGACGGTCTGTTCTCTCTCCCGACGATCGGCGTGGCCAGGGGCGGGATCTACTACACAGCCGGACCGGACTTCAGCACGATCTACGCGGCTGTTCCCGGGTTCGACTACTCCGAGGCCAACGACATCGCGGGTGACTACGCGATCGACAGCGAGGGTGTCGGGACCGGTTCTGCCGGGTCGAAGCCCTGCTACAAGATCCCGTGCCCTTCGTTCGTCGAGGCGCGTCTGCGTCTCACCGGTCTCTGTCTTCAGGCGGGGCTTCTCCAGTCGCGCGGATACCCCGAGACCATCGCGCGGACGGTTCGCGGTGCGCTCGTCTCCCACGACCACCGGATGAGCGGGCGGATTCTCGCAGCGCTGGTCACTGGGTCCACGGCAGTCACGTTCCCTGCCACCACAGTCGGATCTGTCGCTCCGCTTCTCGACGCGATCGAGAAGCAGGTGGAGCACTACCGGCACGTTCACCGGCTCGCCCGTGGCCGGACGCTGGAAGCCGTCTTCCCGTACTGGGTGCACGGCGCGATCAGGTCTGACCTCGCGCTGCGCACCGGGGTCGACATGCTGGCCGTTACTGACGCCCAGATCAACGCCTGGTTCACCCTCCGGGGCATCGCCCCCCAGTTCGTCTACGACTGGCAGCCGATCACCGGAGCAGCCGGGTCGTTCCTCACCTGGCCGGACACGGTGCAGTTCTTGCTGTACGTCGCCGGTACCTGGGTGCAGGGTACGTCGGACGTCATCACGCTCGACACCATGTACGACTCGACCCTTCTGGCCGAGAACGACTACACAGCGCTGTTCACCGAAGAGGGCTACCTGGTCGCGAAGCGTGGCCACGACTCCCGCGTGGTCACCGTGAGCCTGTGTGCTGACGGATCCACCGGTGGAACCATCCACCTGAACTGCGACGGAAGTCCGGTCGGCAACGAGAACGAGGAGCCGATCCTCGTCGATGTCGCTGAGGACGACCGGGTTGGCCCCGTGGCCGGTACTCTCGCGGCTTCCAGCCTGGCAACGACCAGCTTCACGCTGACGGTGTCCGGAGCTTCGGACGTGGTCGGTCTCAACGCTGAGCCGTACCGGTTCAGCACGGACGGTGGAGTGACCTGGACCGAGTGGCAGACCAACCCGGTCCGGAGCATGACCGGACTCACGACCGGCACCACGTACTACTGCCGCCACGAGACCAGGGACGCCGAGGGCAACACCACGCCTGGTGCGATCATCACGGCTCTCACCACCTGAGTCCCCTCTGAACGCGGGTAGCCGGGCCGTGCCCCCCGTCACAGTCCGGCTACCCGCCACCACTCAGCACTCACCCGCTGTAGATCAGAGGAGAACCGATGACAGCGCCAGCACCTCCCGCAGTCGTCGCAGGGGCGGCGCGTCAGCCTCTCCCCTACGGCCTGTTCAGTACCTTCACGTTCCGTCCACCCGGCTCTGATCGCTGGGAGTCCGGAACGACAGCGGAAACCATGTCGTGCGAGCCCCTGGACGGCATCGGCCCGTGGCAGTGCGACATCCCCCGGGACGAGACGCTGGGACTTCCGAAGACGCTGGAGACCAGTGAGGGGGAGTCAGCGGACTCCGACACCTTCACGGTCTACGGGACGTTCAAGTGCTCGCCCGCCGGCTGGCCTCCTGAGCGTGCTCAGGAACGCGCGACGCAGCGTCTTCTGACCCGCGAAGAGAGTCGTGTGGAGCAGGCATTCTGGTCCGGAGACCTGAACAACGACCCGAACCTGATCGACTCCGCAACGGACCTGACGGCAGCAACGGCAGTTACCTACCTGCTCGGTCTCGGTCTCCTGGAGGACTACGTGTCTGCCGAGTACGGCAGCCTCGGAGTGATCCACATGACCCGGGCAGCGGCCATCTCCGGCCTCGCCAAGGGGGCGCTGATCACGTCCGGAGGACGTCTCCTGACGGCTCTCGGGACTCCAGTCGCTGCCGGAGGCGGGTACCCCGGTACCGGGCCGGGGGAGATCGGTGCGCCGGACGACGGAGAGACGTGGATGTACGTCACGTCGGCTCTGTTCGGGTACAGGTCCGAGGTCTTCACCTCCTCTGATCGGCCGGGTGATCTGCTCGACCGTTCAGAAAACATCCTGTACGCAGTCGCAGAACGCACCTACCTCCTGGGCTTCGATCCGTGCCCCGTGGGGGCTGCTCTTGTCACTCTCGAATGCCCCTGCGAAGAGGCCATCAAGTAAGCGAGGAGTAACCCAATGGCTACGAAGTGTTACAAGCCGATCCTGGGGAAGCGGCTCAGAGTCACGGCCTTGGACGGCTGTGGGAACGTCCCCGCCGCTGCAACCGTCGACAGCCTGATCGTCGTCGAGGGGTTCATATCCGTCACGCTGTCGTCCGAGGTCGACGACGGGGCGGAGATCATCACCAAGACGGCCAACGGCGCACTGTGCGTCAACGAGAAGCTGTCCCCGAACTTCAAGCGGTTCACTGCTGAGGTCGAGTTCTGCGGAGTGAACCCATCTCTCCTGTCGTTCATGACGAACGCAGAGGTGTACCTGGACTCGGCGGACGATGTTGCCGGATTCACGGTCCCTGAAGGCTTCGTGGACAAGAAGTTCGCTCTGGAGCTGTGGACCGGGCTCTCCGGCGAAGCGTGCCCGTCCGGCGCTGCGTTCTACGGCGGATATCTCCTGCTCCCGTTCATGAACGCAGGCGTCCTCGGAAACATCGAGGTCACCGGAGAGGACGCCATCTCGTTCTCGATGACCGGCGCCTACACCGTTGGCGGGAACGCCTGGGGCGTCGGGCCGTACAACGTCGTCCTGGACGACAGCGTGACCCCGGTTCCCGGGCCTCTGCCGACTGCTCTCGATTCGCTGGACCACCTGTTGCTCATCGACACCGAGGTGGCGCCTCCGACTGCCAGCTGTTCCCCGTACCCGATGCCTCCGTACATCACACTGATCTCTCCGGCGACTGGCGCGGCTGCCGGGTCGACCGCCGTGACCATCACGGGTGTCGGCTTCACCGGAGCGACCGGAGTCACCTTCGGAGGATCTGCTGGGACGTCCTTCACGGTTGTCTCGGATACGTCGATCACGGTCACCACACCTGCCCACGCGGCTGGCGCTGTCGACGTCGTGGTGACGAAGTCCGGGGGCAACGCCACGGAGTACAACGGATTCACGTACACCTGATGATCCCTACCTGGAGAGGCTCGAACAGATGAGACCACTTGACGCTCAGAACGATCCGGCAACTGACCTCCTGCTGGAGTACTTCGAGTACGAGCATCTTCCAGAGCCTCTCCAGGCTGTCTCCATGTCCTTCCACGATCTGGCTCACGCCACCGTGGATGGTCTTCCACCCGGGCCTGAGATCACGGAATGTCTCAGGAACCTTCTGTACGCGAAGGACTGGGCTGTCCGAAAGGCTGTGTCCGCTCTTCGTCAGTCGTCTACTACCTGAGGAGATCTCTCATGGCCACCGGATTCTCGGCTGCCACAGCTGCTGCCATACTCAACGCCCTGTGTCGCTCGACGGCCTGGACCGAGCCCGATGCGATCTACGTCAAGCTGCACATCGGCGACCCGGGAGCAGCCGGAACGTCCAACGCTGCCGGGGAAACCGACCGGGTCGCTGCCACCTTCGGCTCTGCTGCCACTACCGGAGCGATCAGCAACACCGCTGTGCTCACCTGGACGTCTGTCTCGACGGCTGAGGATTACTCCCACTTCTCTGCGTGGGACGCCTCGACCGGTGGGAACTTCCTGTTCTCCGGGACCCTGACCGCTGCGGCCATCGCTTCCGGATCTGACTTCACCGTCCCGATCGGAGACCTGGACGTCACGCTGAGTACTGCCGCCTGACACCTTCAGCTCCGAGAACTGCTCTCTGAGGGAGGTGTGAAGGATGGCTATCGAGTTCGACAGCTCGTCTCCGGCGTACGTCAAGGCGAACGCCACGACGGTTACGACGGAATCCTTCACACCCCCTCTGCATTCCGTCGTCGTTGCGTTCGCTGCGGTATGGACGTCCGGCGGGTCCATCACCAACATGACCGACTCCCAGGGCCACACCTGGACGTCGATCGTCAACCAGTACGCAATGCGCGCGTACTACACCGTCATCAGCTCTCCCACAGCTGCGATGACCGTGACGGCCACGGCTGCCACGAACCCCGGCCTCGGTCTCGACGTCTACGTCCTGACTGGGGTCAACCTCTCCAGCGTCATCGGAGGGTCGTACACGACGTGGGCGACCAGCACTGACCACCGACTCAGCCTCACGGTCAGTGCGATCGGTAGCAAGATCATGTATGCGACGGTCACAGGTGAGTCGATCACCCTGACCCGTGTCACTCCCCTGGACTTCCTGAACAGCAGCACCCTGACCGCGACGAACACCGGGAAGCTGGCTGTCGGGGCGGGGAACTCCACTGCGACAGGAA